TCAATCAACATCATGTACGAGTAACACCATGCCACAGCACGATTTAGACATTGCCAATCAAGGCTTTCCTGGCTTCAGGTCAGACCTAAACGCCGCACTGGTTGCCCTGGGCACCCACAGCAGCGGCGCAACCGAGCCCACAACCACCCGCGCCTATCAACCCTGGGCAGACGTGACGGCCGGGATACTCAAAATCCGCAATGCAGCCAATACCGGCTGGGTGAGCGTGTTTAACCTGGCAACGGGCATGCCGGTGGCTATTGCCACCAATGACATCACCACCACGGGCAGGCTGACCACCAATGCGATTAAGGAAGATGCCAGCGGTAATGTGGGGGTTGGCGGGACGCCTGCCTATAAGTTGGATGTTCGCGGCGGGGTTCTGGCAGTTGGCAACGGGACGATTTTCGGAGGCATCAGTTATTCCACAAGACCGGAAATAGGCTCTATCTCAAATCATCCTGTTGGGTTTATTACAAATAACACTACACAGATGCTATTGGATGTGCCTGGAAACCTCGGCCTAGGTGTTGTTCCGAGTGCTTGGGATTCAACTTACAAAGTCTATCAAAGTGGGCGTGCTAGCTACGGAGGCGATAACTCAAGTTTGATTATTTCGCACAATGCTTATTACAACAGCGGCTGGAAATATATCGCCACAGGCACACAAGCCACCGTATCTGATCAGTTTCAAGGAACGTTCCGCTGGTTCTCATCCCCCTCCGGCACAGCAGGCAACGCAATCACCTTCACGCAATCCCTCGCAGTCGGCCTAGGAACAACCCTAGCCCTCGAAGGCGCAACAAGCGCAGCAGGCACCGGCATTGCTTTCCCAGCGACTCAGCTTGCATCGAGCAATGCGAATACGCTGGATGATTATGAAGAAGGAACTTGGACGCCTACGCAAGGCGCTGGGCTTACTGTAGTGGGGACGTTTAGTTCGAGCGGTACTTATACGAAAGTTGGCAGGCAGGTCACTGTTGTTTTCATTCTGAGTGGATCGACTTCAATCGCGGCTGCGGCTGGTGGCATTGCGTGCGCAGGCTTGCCTTTTGCTGGGACCGTGAACGGGACAGGAAGTCTTACAGCAAATACGTCAGGTTCCATTACAGGTGTTTGTTTAGTCAGTGGGACTAATTTATTTTCAAGCACCATTGCCACCTCTACCATCATTTACGGCTCTGCAACTTACTTCGTCTAAAGGACTCACCATGTCACTCTCAGAAACCAAAATCATTAAGCAAATCACCATCCTCCCTGATTCAAAAATGGTGAACGTCCAATGGGCAAACCAGATCAAGCGCGGTACAGAAGTAATCAGCGAAACCTTCGAGCGCAAAGCCTATGGCGCTGACCTAGCTGGATTCAATGTCGGTGTGGGGAGCCTTAACGTCAACGCTTTCTTGGCAGCTTTCAACACCGCCAGCCTCGACGCAAAAGTGAAAGCAGAGCAAGACCTAGCCAATGCGCTGGGCGCTCATGCAACTGCACTTGCAGACAAAGACCGAATCATCGCTGAGAAGGATGCGCTGATTGCAGCTAAAGAAGCAGAACTGGCAGCAAAAGACACAAACATCGACGAGCTGCAGTCTCGCCTCGAAGTCACCACGGAATAAGCCATGCCGACCATCATCCAACTCTTCAAGTCTAAGACCCTGATCTTCGCTGCTTTCTTGGCCGCGCTCTCTGTCGTGCAAGGCTACATCACGATGCTCCCAATAACGCCAACGCAACAGATGTATGTCGGCGTTGTTGTGAGCGTTGCAATCGCAGTGCTGCGCGTCTTGACCAGCAAACCATTGGACGAAAAATGACAGAAGACCGCAGAATCACTGACGCGTATGGGGTCAAGCTAGACGCCATACAAGACAACGTCAGCGAGATGAAACTCGTGCTAAAGAGCTTAACCGAATCGGTCAACCGATTGAGCGTGATTGAAGAGCGCCAAGCAAACGGCGCGGCAGCCACAGAAAGAGCATTCGTTGCATTGGAGAAGGTGGACGTCAGGCTCATCAAGCTCGAAACTTCTGTCCCTGCGTTAGAGCATTCTGCACTTTCACTCAAAAAACTCGAAGAGCGCACAAAGCGACTTGAGGAAATAGCCCCGGACGGCAAGAGGGCGAGCGTTTGGGTCGACCGGTCTGTGTTTGCGGTTGTTGGATTGGCAGTCGCAACAGCAGCGAAGAAGTTGGGGTGGCTATGAACTTGGTTCTTAATCGATCACAGAGTCACGCAGGCGCAACGCTTGGCAAGCTGTACGCTAATGACAAGTTTTTGTGCCACACGCTTGAAGACGAGATCCGCGAAGTGTTTGACACACCTATCAGCCAGTGGAAGATCAAAGGCAAGACCGCCATCCCCGCTGGCCGCTATCGGGTGACGCTGGAAAACTCCCCGCGCTTCGGGCCTGAAACATTAACCATTCACGATGTGCCTGGCTTTCAGTTTGTCCGTATACACGCGGGCAACACCGCAGCCGACACGGAAGGATGCCCCTTGCTAGGCATGACTGCAACAGACCGGAGCCTTGTTGCCGGTACTTCGCGCCCTGCTGTGGCATTGGTTAAAACCGTGGTCAGGCAAGCAATTGCCCAAGGTGAGGATGTCTGGATTGACGTCAACAACCCTTCGGAAGTGGCGTGATGGACTGGCTCAACTTCCTGCAAGACCCGTCGATGGTAGCGCTGCTGTTTGGCAGCATTGTCACAGCATACTTGTTGTGGTTGTGGCACAAAGAGCCGGGTGAGTTTGATTTGCGGCACATGCTGCTGGATAACAAGACAGGCAAGATCGGCGTGGAGAAGGTCGGGCTGACCACTGCGCTTGTTGTGTCCACATGGGGGTTTGTGGCATTGATCCAAGATGGCAAGATGACGGAATGGTACGCAGGCCTCTATATGGCGACATGGACAGGCGCAAAAGCGCTGCGGAACTACATCGACTTGAAGCGAGACAGCGATGCCTCTAGGTCTGGTCTTTAACTGGCACATCTGGGCAGCAGTCGCTGTGGCAGTGGCTTTGGCCGCGAGCCATTGGAAAGCCTACAAGATGGGCGGCGCAGAGTGTCGTGCCGAATGGAACGAGCAGATGTTTGCTGCTGCACAAGCGGCGGTCAAGGCCGGCCAAGACGCAAGGGCCAAAGAGCAAGCGCTCAACGCGACAATAGCAACTCAACAAAGGAAATATCAAGATGAAAGTCTCAAGCTCCGCACTGATAACGCTGCTCTTGTTGAGTGGTTGTCGTCACGCCCCAATCGTCCAGCCTCCGCAGCTCCCGCCGATGCAGGAACTCCCGCAGGCTGCACTGGAGCAGGACTTTACAAAAGCGATAGCGAATTTCTTGCGCGGCTCGCTCGGGACGCAGACGAGCTTAGGCTCGGGCTTAAAGCCTGCTACTCCCAATACAACGCAGCCGTAGATATTTTGCGAAAATGAATTTTCAGGATATAATCAAGCAATCGCTGACTGTACAAGCAGCTGTTTCTCAAAGGACACAGTGATGGCTTACACAATGACTTTCAGCTCTTTGCAGGACGACACCCGGCGCTATCTGGAGCGCGGATTCACGGCGCAGGATGACCCGTATGTTTACGAGCAGTTGCCGCGCCTGATCAACATGGCAGAGCGGCGCATCGCGCGCGAGTTAAAGCTGCAAGGCTTTATCAAGGCCGTCACCACCCCTATCGTCGTGGGTCAGTCCACTTATCAGAAGCCCGACCGCTGGCGCGAAACCATTTCGATCCGGGTCGCTGGCGAACCTCTCTTCGCGCGCTCTTACGAATACTGCCGCAGCTATTGGCCAGACGACGCACTCACAGCGACGCCTGAATTTTACGCAGACTACAATTACCAAAATTGGCTCATTGCGCCAACACCCAACGCTTCCGCCTTGATGGAGGTGCTCTATTACGAGCAACCTCAATTGCTAGACGAGGCGAACGAGGTGAATTGGATGACCGCGTACATCCCGAACTTGTTGCAGTATGCGGTGTTGTTGGAAGCTTCCCCGTTCATCAAGAACGACGAGCGCATTGCCACTTGGCAAGCCGCGTATGACCGTGCAGCGCAAGCAATCGACGGGGAGGACTTGAAAAAGATACTCGACCGTGCTGCCTCTAGGAGCGAAGCGTGACGACCTACACAGACGTTTTTGGCGGCACGCCAATATCCCCTTCTGAGCTTTCTTATTCAGCGGTTGCGCTCAGCGCAAACTTAACGCTTTTGTGGCCGCAAGAGACCTCGACCGGTGCAAATTATGCTGCCCGAATAATGGATGTGACGGCGAGTGCGGGGTCGCTCACCATCACGCTGCCTGACGCTACGCAAGTGAGCAACGGAGAGACGATCCTCTTCAACAACAAAGGCGCTTTTGCTTTCAGCGTTTTGAACGCGGCAGGGGTTTCTGTTGCTTCGGTTGCTCCGGGAGTTTCTTGGCAAGTTTACTTAACCGTCAACCTCACCTCCGCTGGCGTTTGGACAGCGCTGCAATACGGCGCACAAGCGTCCGCTGAAAACGCAGCCGCGCTCGCAGGCACTGGGCTTGTCGCCATCGGCTCCGCGCTCAGCCCTGCGGTGCCTGTGGTGACGTTCAATTCCAACTTCTCCGCAGGCACCAGCGACCGTGGCATCATGTATGTGTGGACGGGCGCGGGAGGCACATTCACGCTACCATTGCCCGGCACGGTCGGCAACAATTGGTTCTTGATGGTGCGCAACGCAGGCAGTGGGTCGTTGGTGGTGGATCCGACCGGGTCGCCTCTGATCGACGGTTCTTCGACCAAGACTTTTGCTCCGCTGGAGTCGGCAATAATTGTGACCGACGGAACCAACTTTTACACCATCGGTTACGGCAAAGCAACGTCTTTTGGGTTCGATTACACGGCCATCGCTGTTCCCGGCACCGGCAACTACACGCTCACCGGCAGCGAGTTGAACCGCATATCTTACAATTTTACGGGCGTCTTGACGGGCAACCGGGTCATAATTGTGCCGGCAACCGTGCAGCAGTATTGGGTCAGCAACAACACGACGGGTGCGTTCACGTTGACGGTGAAGACTGCTGCGGGGTCTGGCTCAGGTGTTTTGGCCGGTAGCACGTCCATCCTCTATTGCAACGGGGCCAATGTCGTGACCGCTTCCACCAGCGGAGTTTCTCTGCCTGTGTCCGTTGCGCAAGGCGGCACCGGGGCGACTTCGCCAGGAGGGGCGCTGATCAACTTGGGAGGGACGTCTGTGGGCATTGGCGTGTTCACAGCGGCAGACGCAAACGCAGCATTCGCAGCGCTCAACACCAGCGGAACTTTTTAAGCGTGGCCGCTCAAACCTCTCCTGTCGTCTCCAAGCCCGGCATCAAGCGCGACGGCACCTCATTCGACGGCGACTATTACACCGACGGGCAGTGGGTGCGGTTTCAACGGGGCTTGCCCCGCAAGATTAACGGCTTCCGCAGCATTTCTAAATACCTTTCTCAGACATCGCGCGGGTTGGCTTCGTTTGTGGAAGGGGACTTGGTTTATTGTCACTCTGGCGGCGCTTCTACGCTAGAGAGATTCACGATAGATGCGGCAGGCAACAGCTCGGTGATTTTTGACAGGACGCCGGTGGGCTTGACGGCGTCGACGGACAACAAGTGGATGTTCGACTTTGCGTACAACACCTCCGGCACCAACCAAGTCATTGTCGCTCACGTTGCGCCCAACAACGCATCTTTGGCGAATGCGGTGGGTGGCCAAATATTCACAGGCGACGCGATTGGCACTTCCGCACTCACCGCTGTGACGCTACCAGCCAACGCAAACGCCACTGGCGGCATCGTCAACCTCAGTCCGTATCTGTTTTATTACGGCAGCAACGGGATAATTGGCTGGTCGGTGGCAGGGCAACCTACAGACCTGACAGGCGTGGGCTCCGGACAGGCTCGGCCTTGGGGCAGCAAGATAATTAAGGGTATGCCCTTGCGCGCAGGCTCAGGCTCTGCGCCTGCAGGGTTGTTCATCGCGTACGACGCTGTGCTGCGCTCGTCCTTCACAGGAGGTGCCGCGATATTCAATTTCGACACCATCGCCACCGGCACCTCGATAATCTCCCCAGACGCGGTCGTCGATATGGACGGCGTCATCTATTGGGCCGGAGTAGACAGATTCTTCATGTTCAACGGGGTCGTGCGCGAAGTGCCCAACACCATGAACATGAACTGGTTCTTCGACAACATCAACCCGGCCCAAAAGCCCAAAATATTTTCTTTTGCTGTGCCCAGACATGGCGAGATATGGTGGTGCTATCCAAGAGGCAGCGCCACTGAATGCTCGCACGCAATAATTTTCAACACACGAGAGCAGTCTTGGTACGACACAGAGCTGCCTTCTATCGGGCGCACATCGGCAACATTCAGCAACCTCTTTCCTGCACCATTGATGGCGAGTGCGGAAACAGACACAAGCACGTACAAAGTTTGGATCCACGAATCAGGCGTCGACGCAATCGACGGCGCTGCAATTTACCCGATAGACTCGTACTTTGTGACCTGCGACATCTCGCTGATCACGCTGCGCGGCGTAAACAAAAAAGTGCGCATAGCCGCGATTGAACCTGACTTTGTTCAAACAGGCCCTATGACTGTGCAAATTGTTGGGCGAGCCAACGCAAGAGCGCCAGACGTGGACAGCGTGGAATTTCCCATTCCTGAGGTCGCCAGCATTCCTAGCGAACAAATCATCTCGCTCAAAGAGCAGCGCCGACAGTTGCGCGTGAAGTTTCGTTCGAATGTGATTGGCGGCGACTATCAGATGGGCCTGATCATCGGGCACATGGAGCCGGGAGACGGCACGATGGTGGGCGGATGAACATTACGCGCCCGACAGGAATGACCGTCAGAGACTGGTCAGACTGTGTTGTGTTGGAGTTGGACTCGTACGCGGCTTTGGGGCGGCTGGACGACGAAGCTCGATGGCAAGACTGGGCGGTGCAATTCCGCAACATCGTTGCTTTGGGCAAAGGGGTGCCAGACCCGTACGGGTTCGATAACTGGAACGAATGGGCAGACAGATTTGTGGGAGCGTTGCTTTGAGATTCATTGGATTCGAGCGAGAAGGAGAAGCGATCAGCTGGGCAAAAGAGGTCTTAGGCATAACTTGTCCGACTGGATTGTGCCGAGCGATGAGCTGCGTGAACAAAGAAGGGGAATTTGTGTTTGTTGTGGTCATGAGCAACTTCACGAGCCGCAATGTGGACATGCACACCGCTGCGACCGAAGGATCGTCCTGGGCCACGCCTGGCGCGATTGTGGCCATGTTCAATGGGTTGTTTGGCTATGTTTTCGACACCCTGAACGCCAAGCGCGTCACAGGCCTCGTCCGCAAGAGCAACGCAGGCGCGGTGCGGTTCGATGAGCACTTGGGGTTCAAGGCAGAAGGGTGCATGAGAGAGGCGTTCCCAGACGGCGAAGATTTATTGATTTATGGTTTTTTGAAACGCGAATATGAGTCGCATAAATGGTGGAGAGCAAAATGATTAAACCCGAACAATTGGCAGCGATGGTTGCTCAGAATCCTCAGATGCAGCAAGCCTCTGATCAGATGGAGCAGCAACTAATGCAGCGCGGCATCAGCATCGAGGCGGTCATCGAAGTGATCAAGGCCCTCGAATTCGTGCTCGAGAACCCGGACCAGTATCAGATGGTGTTGCAAACCGCCATCCAAAAAGGCTTTGTCAGTGCGGGCGACTTGCCCGAAGAGTTCAACGAGAAATTGCTGCTAATCATGCTCGCAGCGTTGCACGATGTTGCCTCTCGCATGAGCCAGCAACAACCGCAGCCCATGGAACAGCAAGCCTTTGCCCACGGCGGGTTAGCGCAAATCGCATCCATGGGGCGCGGCGGCGACACAATGCTCGCCCACATCAACCCGCGCGAAGCCGCCGTGCTCAAGGCCATGGGCGGTTCCGGCACCGTCAACCCCAACACCGGGTTGCGCGAGTTCAAAGGCGGCGGCGGATTCTTGGGCGACATCGTTAAAATTGCTGTTCCTATTGCGGCCAATATCATGTTCCCAGGCCTCGGGATTGTGGGTTCTGCCCTCTTGGGCGGCGCGACCTCTGCATTGACTGGCGGCAACTTTGCGCAAGGCGCTCTTGGCGGCGCTCTGGGCGGCGGGTTGGGGTCCATGATAGGTGGTGGCGCGAGCGGGTTGGTCCAGTCCATGGGAGGGTCAGCTCTTTCTGGCGTGACTCAGAACTTGATCGGAAATTCTCTTGCCGGAGGTTTGGGCTCCATGGCGCAAGGCAAGGGCTTCGAGCAAGGAGCGCTCATGGGCGGCTTGGGCACGTACGCAGGCAGCAAAGTTGCGGATCTTGCTGCAGGCAACACCGGTGCGCTGGGCAGGGCGTTGACGTCTGGGGGCAAGACTTTTGGAGACTCTATGGCCGCAGGATACACCCCGCAACAAGCCTTGCTCGGCAGTCTTGTCTCAGGAGGAATGAGCGCTGCCGCTGTAAAGCCCCTTTCCATCGGACAAAAATCTGTCGATGGATTGGACATCGACATGGGCGCATACGACTCCCAACTGGCCAAAGTCAATGCCATGTCTGGCCCTGAATTCGAACAATACGCTTCACGCCCAAGCATCGACACAATGTCTGGCCCTGAATTTGAAGTTGCGGCACGTGGCGGCGCAAGCCCTCAAGCAGCAACAGGCACGGGCACAGGCATAGACGGCACCAACCTAGGCCTCAACAAAGCCACAGGCAGCGCACTGATGAACGTTGGCACACTCGCTGCGCTCGGCTCTATGAGTGCAGTGCCACAAGACATTGCTCCTGAGATACAAAAGCTGAGCCCTTCTCAGCAAGAATATTTCAACCGCCCGAATCAGTATTGGGATTGGGGCAAGTTGATGAGCGATGCGCAACAACAAAATATGCCTTTGTCGCAATACATGTCCAGCAACTGGCAGAACATTACTGGCGGCGCATACAACAAGCCCGACCCATCCGCCCAAGCAGGCTCCAACTACACGCCTGCCCCGATGACAATGGCTTCTGGTGGATTGGCGATGATGCGGTTGGCGCAAGGCGGCGGTTCTGGTCGAGACGACACAATCGACGCTCGCTTGTCGGACGGCGAATACGTTATGGACGCAGAAACGGTCGCCATGCTCGGTGATGGGTCGACAAAAGCAGGCGCAATGAAGCTCAATCAGATGCGCGAAAAATTGCGCCAACACAAGGGTCGCAATTTGGCCAAAGGCAAAATCAGCGCCAACGCCAAGTCCCCTTTGAACTACATTGCTGAGGTTGCATAAATGCCCTCCGCTTACTTAGACGAACAGTTGGCTAAGGCGCAGAACATGGGCCCAACCGCGCCCACAAACACAGGATCCAATATGGCAGCATCTCTATTCCAAGGCGCACCCAACAAAGCCACCTCTTACGTCACCTCCACAACAGAGACGCCAAAGTGGATGCAAGACGCCATCTACAACCAGATCCAGTGGTCCACGAACCTTGCGCAAAGACCGTACGAAGGTTACGCGGGGAGCTTGGTTGCAGGTGCAGACCCCTTGCAATCGCAAGCTTATGACGCCACAAAACAAAACGCAGGCGCATGGAACCCGGCTTATCAGCAATCTCTCAGCGGGATGCAGGCGATGGCTGGTAAGAGCGCGAGCGACTTGGTCGGAGGGGATTACTTGGCTCCGCAGACTTATCAGAAAGCCGCTAAAGGAAACTACAATCCCATTTCCAACCAGCGAGAAGCGTTCGGCGGGTTCGGCAACTCGTACCTCTCGCCGCAAGCTGGCGAGCAAGCGTTTGGCGGCGAATACTTGGCCCCGGCCACAGGGCAGCAAACTTTGGGCGGTAATTATTTCTCGCCGGACGCAGGGCAAAAAACATTCGGCGGTAATTATTTGTCGCCTGCGTCTCAACAGCAAGCGTTCGGCGGTAATTATTTGTCGCCCGAAACGAACCAAAAAGCCTTTGGCGGGAATTACCTAGCTCCTGAAACGCAACAAGACGCTTATCAGCAAGTAGGCAACTACATGAACCCCTACAACGCAGCTGTCACAGACAGAATTGCGCAACTGGGCGCTCGCAACTTGAACGAGGTTTTGTTGCCCGGTGTGTCTGACTCTTTTGTGCGCGCAGGGCAGTTTGGTTCTAGCCGCATGGGGGAGTTTGGTGCACGAGCATTGCGCGATACGCAAGATTCGATTCTCGGACAGCAGTCGCAAGCGTTGCAACAAGGGTATGGACAAAGCTTGTCGGCGGCACAATCCGACCTTGCCCGAAAGCAAGCCGGTTACGGACAAGGCTTGTCAGCGGCACAAGCTGATATGGCTCGACAACAAGCCGGTTACGGACAAGGGTTGACCGCTGCACAAGCCGACCTCGCACGCCAACAGCAAGGCTACACACAAGGCATGTCCACGGCACAAGCCGACTTGGCCCGGCAACAGCAAGGCTTTTACCAAGGAGCAGGTCTGTCGCAAGCCGACCTTGCACGCCAGCAGCAAGGTTACGGGCAAGGACTGACCGCAGCGCAAGCCGACCTCAGCCGACAACAACAAGGCTACGGACAAGCGCTCAGCGCGGCTGAAGCTGCGCTGGCCCGGCAACAATCTGGCTTGTACCAAGGCATGAACGCGGAGCAAGCCGACCTGAATCGACAGCAGTCTGGTTTTTACCAAGGACTCAACGCGGCGCAAAGCGACTTGGCTCGGCAACAACAAGCCACAGGCACGTTGTCCGACTTGGCGCGCGCAGGGCAATCGATGCGGAGTGCAGATGTTGCGTCGTTGGACGCGGCAGGACAAGGTATGCAGTCTCTCGCGCAACGACAAGCCGACTCTGCTTACAATCAGTTTTTGCAGCAGCGCGATTACCCGAAGACAACGCTGGACTGGCTCAGCACCCAAGTTCGCGGCATGGCGCCAATAACGCCTTCTGTGCAAACCAACCAGTCTTCCAGCACAGGACAAACTTACTCGCCTTCGCCTTTGTCGCAAATCGCATCAGGCATGGCCATCGGCAAAGGGCTATTGAGCTAAAAAGGATCCACCATGGAAGATTTCGAGCAATTGGCAGAAAAATACGACATGACTGGCGCAAAGCCGTCAGACATCGTGATTATGCAGCGACAGGAAGTGGCCGCCGCGCCCAAAGGCGCGCCTGTCGCTGCACCCGACATCCGTGCAATGTTTCAGGCTTACATGGCCCAACCGCGCACCAACGACTATGGCGGCGAAGTCCGGTCTGCTCGTGAAGCTGCAAAAAAAGAAACAGACTCGTTCAACAACATGATTACGCAAGCCCTCAATCAACCCGGCAACGGCCCGTCCAAGGCTGAGATGTACTTTCGGCTGGCAGCAGCGTTCGGCGCACCGACAAGGACAGGCGCGTTCAGCGAGAGCTTGGCTGGCGCGGCAGGGTCGATGGCAGAGTTCAAGAAAGAAGAGCGCGCGGCTCAGTCGGCAGACCGCGCGGCCAAGATGCAACTAGGCATAGCAGGCGCGAAAAACCGGGTAGACGCGGCGAACACAGACCTCGCCACCGTGCGTACCTTGGCGAGCGAAGAAATGCGTGACAACCGCGCGCGCGAAGTGAAGATGATGGAACAATACCTTGCGTCTGGCAAACCTCAGTCAGACTCTGGCAAGCGTGCAGCAGACAGCGGCTTGAAACCCGGAACACCTGAGTACAATGCCTTTGTGGAAAAAGACATAAAGGCTAACCTAGAAAAAGGCGACTGGTACAAGGCCATGATGACGGGAATTGCCGGACAAACGCTCGCGCTGAACAAAGAAAAAATGACGGCGCAGCAAGAGGCAAGCAAAAAACTGACACCCAAAGAAGTGCAGCTGAAAAGAGAAACGGAAGACCATGTCGCGCAAGTCGATCAGGCGCTGGTCGGCTTGGATCAGGCTTTCCGGCTTAACCCCAACACGTTCGACGCCTCTCTTGTCGACAAAGCACAACGCGTCGCGCTGGAAGCTGTTGGGTCCAAAGACAAAAAGCTCGAAAACACTCGCACGATGGAAAATTTGTTGCAAAAAGCGGCTTTGTCTCAGTTGAAAGAGACCTTCCCCGGAGCAATTTCCAACGACGAACGCAAGGCGCTCATGGCTGTGCAAGGTTTGGAAGCAAAAACAATAGAAGAGCGCAAAGCCATCATGGCCAACGCATACAAAGCACTCAAGACTTCTCGCGCTCGCGCGGCCAAGCGTTTATCGGACGTCAGCGCAGGTGTTTACCGCGACACAAGCCCTGCCCAGTCTGAGGAGGCAGAGTGATGGCAGACTTTGGCAAAAACACAGCTCGTGCCGTTCTTGGGCAAGGACTCGGCATGGGTTGGGGCGACGAGGCGGAAGCTTGGTTGCGGTCCAAGCTCGGACAAGGCACATACGAAGAAAATGTCGCCAAGATCCGCTCTGAGTATGGAGATTACGCCAAGAACTACCCATTCACCTCCGGAGCTTCTGAATTCGTGGGCGGCGCGGCTCCGGGAATTGCGATGATGATGGTGCCGGGCGGACAAGCGCTCGGTGTGAATCAACTCAGCAGGACGTCAGCAATTGCTGCAGCGAAGTTGGGCGGGTTGGGCGCACTGGCTGGCGGCGTCTCCGGTGCAGGCACAGCGACCGAAGGCCAACGGGGCACTGGAGCGGCTTCGGGCGCTGCCTTGGGTGGTGCTATGGGCGCAGCAGCGGCTCCCGTGGTGCGAGGCGCTAGTGCAGGAGCGACGTGGTTGCGGGAGCGGTTGGCTCCGACAGAGGGATTCATCGCCAACCGCGCTGCCGGCAAGCTCAACACCGCCCTCGCGCAAACCGGCGCAACCCCTCAGCAAATTGAAAAGATGATGCGGCAAGACACCTCGATGCGCGTGCCTTCGGTTGTTGCCAACACCTCCCCCGGCACAGCCAAGCTCGCAGAAACCGTCGCACAAAGGTCTGGGGCCGGTTCTTTGCGGATAGAAAAAGCGCTGACAGACCAAAAGCTCGGAGCCAAGGAACGCACTCACCAGCAAGTCGCCGCCGCGCTCAAGCCCGGCAACTTCTACGACGACGAGCAACGACTGGTTTCTGAGCTGCGCGCAGGAGCAAAAACCGTCTACGACGACGCATACGCGCACGGCGCAGTCGACGACCCTCGGATCATGCAAGTGCTTCAAGACCCTGAGTTTGCGGGGTTCTTCGAAAAAGCAAAAGCAATCGCCAACAAAGAAGCCATGGCGGCAAAGCTCAGTGGGCAAGACCCGGCAAAATATATGCTGCCTGAGATCTACAAGCTAGGCAAAGACCGGGCAGGCAACACAATCGTGGAATCTGTCCAGACACCAGACGTGCGCACACTGGATTACATCAAGCGCGGCATCGACGCGACCATCGACGACGCTTACAAAGGCAAAGGCATGAGCACGGCAGAGGCCAGCGCTTTGCGCGACTTGCGCAAGGTTTTTGTGAACGCCATCGACGAGAATGTCCCGGCTTACCAATTTGCACGACAAGCTTACGCAGGCGACATGGAGGTGATTGATGCTTTGCGCAAAGGGATGAACGACTTCAACAAGCTGGACCATGAGCAGGTCGTCAACTTAGTTAAAGGCATGGGCCCTGCAGAAAAAGAAGCTTTCCGCACAGGGGTGTCTCGAGACTTGTACGGCAAAATCATGGGCCCATCGGGCAACATGAACGCGGCTCAACGGATCATCGGCTCTCCCGAGATGCAAGCCAAGTTGCAACCTTTGTTCGACAACCCTGCGCAATTCAACTTGTTCAAGTCAGCGCTGGAGCGCGAGTCGCAATTGTTCAATCAATCTAACCGCATCCTAGGCGGCTCGCAAACTGGCCAACGGATTGAGATGCAAAAGCAGTTCGAAGAAGGGCAAGGCATCGGCAGCGCTGTGGCAGATGCGATATCGGGAGGCTTTTGGAATTCGCTCACCAACTTGGCGAGCCGCGCAACGCGCAACGCTTCTATGAGCGAACAAACAGCAGACAAGCTCTCTGAGATGCTGATGTCTAAAAGCCCGAAAGACGTCGCTGCGGTCGTCAAGTTGCTTGAAGAGCAAGCTGCTGGCGCTGGACCAAAAGCGTTTGCGGCAGGGGCGACAGAACGAGGACTGACGACTGGGGCCGCGTCTGCGGTCTGGCCGTCCCCGCAAGGAACCGAAGCCCCTCAAGAAAGCATTGACGACGCTGCGAGCGCACCGGTCGACTCTGGCTCTATGGGCATAGAGGATTACCTCAAGACCTTGAAGTGATTCGTTGGTTGTCTCCCTTGATCGATTGACATCGATCCTTAACCCTGGCCCGGCAACTGGTCAGGGTTCTTTTTTGGCATCCTCAAACATCACCCGGTTGCGGTTCTTGAGGATGGTGCGGAGGTGGTCAGCCGCGTCCTTCCGTCCACCCGCCTTAGCCCGAGCTATGGCCAGCAACAACTCGTCCTGGGACTTGCCCCAGTACAACCCGGCCCCCAAAAGCTCAGAGATGTATTCCCAAACGGGCGCAATGGGCTTTGTCATGATAAAACAGACTTCAGGAAAGCCGGGGCGTCGACCTTGGAAAGTCTACCATCATGCGCACCAGCGTGCAAGTCGAACAGCTCGTCGATGGTTTCTTGATCCTTGATGGTTTTGCGCAACTCGGCCATCGCGTCCTTGAGGTCGCTTTGGAGCTGGAGGTTGGCTTGCTGCAGGTCGATGTTGAGCGTGCTTAAGCGCTTGTTCTCCTTGTGCAACTCTGCAGCAAGCCTGGCCAGAGTTCCTTGCCCCCAAGTCGAAAAGTCTACTTCTGTGTGTTCGCTCATTTCTTCCTCCCTAATTCACCACCGGACAACAACTTGTCGACCGCCTTGGGGCGGCGCAGCATGGTCGGCTCCAAGTGCACAGAGCCGCTTTCTAGCGAGACAGGGTTGGGCTTCCTAGAAAGTGACTGCTTGTGCACGTTCTCGATGTGCTTGTTGGTCAAGAAATACGCGTCCTTGCCGTAGCAGAAGATGCTCGGTTTGCCTCTCCAGTGAAATGCGTTCATGTGTTTTTCTCCTTGAGTTTGGTTTCTGCAACCGTTCCGGGGTCGGTGCTAAACCGTGTATCACCTGTTGCTACCCAATAGCCTTCCCGATAACCTTCATAATGAGCAAGCCAAATTCCATTGAGGTCTTCTTCGCTCACACGAGCGACTTCTTTTCGTTTCATTCTTTCGGCATAAGCGTTTTTGCGATTTGTTGCATATCTCGCTGCGTCTATGTGCAGCGTCTCTGAAGGCGTCATGTGTTCTTCTCCTTAAGGTTTGCTTCGATTTCTCTGCCTAAATCAAGCCACTTTTTCTGAAACCGACCGCCGTCCCACTCTGACCAATTGTGAAAGTCTGAGCAGAGTGCGTAGATTTCCTCATCCGTCAACCCTACCCACTGCCTTTGTGGCAGGGTAGAATTTTCCCCTCCGTGGCAACCGTGCTTTTCGTTCGCCTGTGCTGGCACAAACCTTGTGCACAATGTGCCGATGAATTCGCGCAGTTCGCCTGCGTCCATGTTCAACAAGTCGCGCATATCATGCAAGTTAAGGGTGACGCTTTCCACACGGAGTCCAATAGAGGAGCCGCTTATTTTGATAGCAAGACGTTCCCCGTTGTAAAGTTGCAGAATCATACCAATTCTCCTCTTCTCATCATTGATCTAAACTCCCTGAGTTCTTTCTGGTAGCGGGACATGTGGTTTCTGTACTCCAGCAGCGTCGCACGCAGTTGGGTTGCTTGCCGCTCAAGCGTTGTGATGCGCTTGTTGAGCCGTCGAGTTTCTCGGACGACTTCTTTTTCCACGGCCTTGGCAAACAGGTCATGGATGACTTCTGGCGGTTTGGGCTTGTTCATAGCCCCTCGTCTGCAAGTGCTTCAGCCAAGATCAGCAGCGCAAGCGACCGTTCAAACGGCGATTGAGACCCCCATGTAGTCATCCAACGGTCTGCATAGGGAGTTAGCAGGATGACATCCAGCGCTAAGCTGGGTATAAAACGCTGCTTCAGCCAATGGTGTTGGCAAGCCATTGTCTTTATCTCTGTGCTAACCGGCCCATACTGCAGGTGCTCGTCATCTGGGTGGATGCGGTAGACGGGGTCGTGAATCCAGCACGGCAAAGAAAGCGCCGGACACCATTCGCTCCCCGACTTGGCCTCAATCCTAGCGCCTCGTGCTGCTGCAAATAAAAGTCTTCTCATTCTTCCCTCCGTGGAATAAATTTAAGGTCAACACTCTCACTGTAATAGCCATTGCTTTCACCGAGCCAGCGAATATCAACATAACCCTTGATAGTGGCGAGTTTGTAAAAAGTCCAAGTCTCGCTCTCTATGTATGCGGTGTTGCGCTCCAGACCTTCAGGCGCTTCTGAGCTTGTGGTTTCTTCTGCCAAAGTGATAGGGCTGCCCAGAAGGTCAGTCAGATCACCGGTGATGTCTTGTATTCTGACTGATTCGCAGCAGTTCTGATCGTGGTGGAAAACAAAATCGCCTTCATCGCACGACAGTGTTAGCGTATCTGCACCGATACCGCCGATAGCCGTTTTAAATACGCGGCCAATAAGATCAGACATTTCAAAGCTGTAGGTGTCGTTCCAAGCATGGTGTTTCATTTCATCCCCTTTGCAATTTCAAGAGCGCAGTTCCAAACTGCTAAACGAGCGGCGGCGCATTCATCATCGGCCACTTGCTCAGTAATCACTTTATACGGCGCAATTGCCTGTGCGGCTCGGGCAATTGTTTTATCAGCGCAAAAAGCAATGCCCATCTTCACCATCAGCCGGAAAGAATCCCCGTCGTCTAGTTTGGGGTTCCAATACAAATCGTTTGCCATAAGCATTCCGTTGCCAGACCTACTGCGACCTTGCGGGTACCCAGCAGCCCTAGCCACCAGTTCAAATTCTTTTTGTTCAGTCATTTCCTTGCCTCCATCATTGCATCAGAAATTTCGTAGGATTCGATAGAGGCCAAAGCCGGATCAATGGATTGCAAGTGCGGAACTGTTGAGAAAATAGCTTGCATCGCCTTCGCAGCAAAATCATCGCACAAACTTTTAGTGATCATTTCGTCTAGCCAATCTATTCCTGAGTCTGGAACTTTCAGTTTGATAGCCGCATATTGGCGCAGGGTCATATCTCGTGAGGCAATTTCTGGGTTTGGGGCAACGGTCATGACAGGTGGAACGCCAAAAACTGCTGTTGCTTTTGGTGCGCTTAAATAAGGGCTGCAGTAAGCCGTGCATTGTTCCTGCACTGGCACATTCGCGCAGACAATGTTGTGTTTTGGGCAAATTTTCATGTGTTGTCCTTAATGCCGTGCGCGGCGTCAATAAACACCCTGGTATCACAATCATGGCGCTCAAGCCATAGGTTTATAGAGCCTCCAAACTTTTTGGCTTGGTCAAGTTCGCTCTTTTTGATCCACCCGTTTATCTGAGGATGACGCACCATTTTCGTGGCGTCAGGAATATGGTCAACACTGGCGTCTTTGATCTTGTGCTTTTTTTCAACAGCTCGCACCATCGTTTCAAAATCGGAAAGTTTTGCCATGTACATATCCTCAAGGCCGTTTTCTGATGCATACCATTTGAGGATTTCCTCGGTGGTCAACGGCTTGCGCTGCGGCAATGTATAGACAGCGATAAACTTCTGTCCCCACTCATAAGCATTCGCAGCTTCGGGTGTTTTACGGAATTCCCCGCCTGGAGTAACGTATCCAAAAGGCTTGCGCACCATTTCGAGGGGATGCTCGGTATGGTTTGGCTGCTGTGGGTTGCACCACTGCGCCAGCGGTACGCCGTTAGGGTGCTGATCATCGACAACGGTGACCTTGTACTTGGGCTCCTGCTGTGGCAAAGACCCAAGGGGAGGCTTCCAAAGCTCTCCACCGTGGTATTTGTACCCCAAGGCTATGACTGTTTTTCTTGCAGCGAGATTTTCTTCTTCATAAGCTGCTTTTTTCAGCAGTGCTTGGATGTTTTCCTGCTGTGGTGCTGGCTTGCTTTCACCTTCTTCGTAGCCAATCTGCCAAGCTGCGTGAGCATCTGTGTCGTTCTGGTATGGGTTGGAATTTTCACGCTTGATGCCCTTGCCGACGCCCTGCTCATAGGCTGTGGTGATAACCATTAAGTCAAATGGTTTTGTCTGCTGTGGTGCTGCATCGCGCACCGTGACAAATAGCGTACTCACCAAAGATCCCAGTTGTTCTGGCTCAAAGACAATAATGCCATTTGATTCGCACCAACTAACTGCCGCGTCAAACATTTCTTCCTCCAAATCCACGGCGTCCAGTTCAATTTCAGCCACCGGCTCCTGCTTACTCAGCATCTCAACCCACTGAGCATCACGGGCATTTAATAATGCTTCGGCATAGGGCGCGTCTAGCTTTGCAAAAACTGCAATCTGCTCTGGCGTAAGTGGTTCTGGTTTATTCATGATGTTCCTTTCATTGCGGCGTCGATAGCAATCCGTAGCGTTGTGAATGGGCCGCATATTCCCCATCTGTTTCCTTCAAGCACGCCCTCAAACCCATAGGAAATGCCTTGGGTTTCAAACCAATCCAAGCGTTCAGCATCAGCCTTCAAAGCATCACGCTCTGCAATAGCTGCATCACGCTCACCGGCTAGTCGCTCGTTCTCTGCAAAGACTTCGGCCAGCGAGGCTTTTAGGTCGGCGTGAGTATTGGCGCGCCTTACTAGCGTGCGTTGAGCCACCGCCTCCGCATAAGCATCAGCTAACTCCATCAGTTCGGTGAGGGTTTTCATGTTGTCTCCTTAATTTGTTGCGCAACCCACTGGCGCATACGCACCCAGCGTTGATGTGGTAATTCTTTGTAATCCCCACCCTCATCATTTTCATAAACGATTTCTCGCGCAAGGCAGGCTGCAATGTCAAACTGCTGCGCAACACGCTCAATGTCTTCTGGGTCAAGCGCCGTAAGATCAACCCCGCGCTGCTTGCCCACAACGCCCAGCGTGCAAAACGCGCCATCTGCAATTGCAATTAGCTCGTGACTGATAAGCACCTTTACCGGCATGGCATCAAGCGCGGCCAGGGTTTCCCTGAGCAGTGCTTGGCCGCGTTTACCGCGTGTGGCTGACGCCACTTGGCCGCGATACCTGATCAGCGCCCATTCGTCTAAGTCTTCTGAATATCCGCTGCGGCTCATGTTGGTGCTTTCGGTAGTGCCATCCAGTGGGAGGCGTATTCGCCAAAAGTTGCATTTGGGAGGCCTGATCCGTACCATGCATCCCCCACTAAACAAACATTAGTAACTCTGCGCCCATAATCTTTGCAGTGCTTACTTTTGCACCAAAGATCAACAGCCATTTTTTGCGGCGCTTTCTCTATCGGTTGCCAGCCTGTTGGCTCACTTGGTAGTGCTTGACACCGTGAGCAAGGTATTCCATTGCCGTGGTCAGCCTGATCGCATAGATATCGCTGTGGCTGTGAAAGAGCTTTAATATGCGTTCCCCATGCGGCATCCCAATCAGGGTCAGCAAGCAAGCCAATGATGGCGTCTTTAATGAGATTTAGCTCACCTTCCGACGGGGTGTAATCACCCTCATCGCCGCGAAGTTCGTAGGACTCAACATACTCATTAATGATTTGATCAAGGTTATCGGGCTTTCCGATGATTTGCTCTTGCGTTTGCGCATCCATAAGCCCCTTTGGTGCGAAGCCTATATTCTGCAATCTGTCTGGCTGGCGGCCGTATTCTTGCATCTGGTCGGCGTATCCATAGTTTGATTTCATTTCAACTCCTTGTATCGTGCGCGAATAGCATCGCCAAAAACCTTGTAATAGCTGTCCATCAAATATTCTGGAAACGTCATCACGTAGTCCAGCAACTCCAAAGCAGTCATTTTCATGATCACTTCTGCTTGTTGTTTGTCGTTCATCTTGAAACCTTTACATCTGCGTATGGATTCTTTTCGCAAGCCTCAAGGTATTCCGCCACAAAACGAACAAGGCCATCGTAGGTGCCCCATCCGTTTTCGGGGTTTAGCGCCTTGTATTTCTCGGGGTCTTTCAGCAACTTGGCAAGTCCCGTTTGAAGCGGCTCAATCAATTGCGCTGCTTTGGTAACATCAATTTCGTCTGGTCGCCAAAGGTGCCGATAGATGCCAACAGCATCAGCCATTTTGATCAGGTTATGTGTTATGTTGGATTCGAAAATACTGACCGGCTTCATTTCCATAAGGTAAACGTCTAGGCTCATTTCGCCACCCCGCGCCATGGGAGGGATTGAAGGAGTGAGTACCCCAAGTCTTTACTCTCTTTGGCTTCGTACACAGTCTTACAGCCGTTGCTAAACCCTTCTTCATCCCACCAGCAATACGCCTCTGAGCCTGATGGATAACGTCTTTTGAAAACCCCAACTCTGACAGGCTTCTGGTCGCCTCTGTACCATGGTGTAAGTTTCATTTCTCCCCCAATCGTGCTTTGAGTTTGTCGAACAAGTCCCCTCGCTGCTTTGGAGGCACATAGCACCAAAGTTCTATCAAACACTCCCGCATCAGTGCTTCATCCGCAAGCACAGCAGCAGCAGCGCGTCGGTTGCCGTAGTCGAGTAGCTTTTGCTCGGTGTAGTAACCTTGTGTCGGATACTTGTTTATTACGTCCGGCTCTGGCAAACCAACATCCCCTTGCGTAAGCCGCTCAAGTGCATCGGCGGCTTTATCGGCCACCTTTGCGTAGTCAAGTGAAAGGCGGCGCTCACGCGATATGCTTGCGCCCAAGCGCAGCAGTTCAATCAGTTCTTTCATACCTCACCCCCGCCAGCTTTAATCTGCGCTTCAAAATGCATTTCCGCAGCTTCTCGGGTTAGGTGAAGGCGTCGTTGTTTGAGCATTGCCATTGCTGATTCATTTAGCTCGCTGAATACTATCGATTCAACACTTCTTACCCACGTAGTCCAAACAACAGTGCCTTTTGGCGGTGCTGACGATAGAGGCTCTGGATACTCAAATCCGTTGAGGCTGATCATCTTGGGCGCAAAACGGTACTCATAGCCTGGTGTAACAACTAAATCTGTAATATGCACCCTCTGCCAGCCGCTGTCGTGTTGCCATTCTCCTTCTGGCATGGCTCTTCTCTCAATTTTCAAACTCGTATCCTCTGCCCATTGGATAATTAAATCTTTATGTGGGTGTGGTGTTTTCATACTGCACCACCAGTTGCTTTGGTAATGGCAGTACGCAAGTTCCATGCGTCAATAGAAAGCTGCTTCAACTGCTCACAGTAGGCGCTATATTCGTCTTCCACTTTGGCCCTGAGAATCGGGTTTTCGCGGAAATCTCGCACCGTGTATTTCGTGAAATCGCACAGGTGCTTTTGGTGAAGTCGGCCAGAGGATGAGCCACAATTTTTGCATTTTATAAAGTGATAGGTTTCTTCCCGCTCGTATTCATCGTATCCATGCCGCAAATCATCTTTTTGATGCTCTGCATCCCCTCCGCAAAATGGGCACGGTTTGAGGCCATGTGTTGAATTCGATTGGTGTGGTGTTTTCATGATTGCCTTTGTTTGTTCCTGTGTGGTTGTTCCTTTGGGTTCACCAATTCCCGAATTCATCTGATGCAAGCAAGGGGTATGCAAGTCAGGTTGAACTTTGCCTTGTTGTCCTGCTCCGTAATAACTTATTCCGCCTTGTGGGTGTGGTGTTTTCATAGTGTTTCTCCTTTCACAAACCGTGCAGGTTCTTTGTGTGTTTGTGCTGGGACAAAGGTCATGCCCAGTGCTTGCTCAAGCAGTTGTTGCCGTGCGTAAAACTGTTTTGTTCTTTCGTCGAGCAGGTGCTTAAATGACGCAGCCTCGGAGTCAAGAAGCCGCACTTCACGCTCCAACGACATAATCCGACTATGCAGAACAAACGTAAAGATACCAAAAATTACCAACGAAAAAACAAAGGTAGACAAAATGCCGGCTAAAACGGCTCCGGTCATGATGCCTTCTCCTGATCTGCCAAGAATTTCCTGAGGCGCTTGATCCTTGCGTCCTCGTAACCGACCACCGATGTGGCGTACTCAACTGCTGTCTGTGCGTCGAGCCGGTTCAACTCAGCCTCCGCCAGTTCCGTTGCTGCCATCTCCGCAGGAGTGAGCTTGCGAAAGACTCGCTTGAGTTGTTGGGTGATGTTCATTTGATTTCCCGTCCTTTCTTTGTGAAACATTTACCATCCTGCTCCACTGCGTTCTCGCCGCCCTTCAGTTCGCAAGGGGTGGGGTTGGTCAGTGAGACAGGGCGGGTCTTAGGTTGCGGCGTCATGAGGATCATCCCTGCAAACAGCAGCGAGACCACACCTATGCCAGCAAGCGCGGTCATGACGTAAGACAAAACTTTGTCGATCATTGGTCGTTGCCTCCGATCAAGACGAGCAACAGCAGCACAGCCATCACCGCAGGCCAGAACCACCGTGGGTGGCCGAGTCGTGCGTACAAAGCTTCCAGAGGAGTCATTTCACATCTCCATACTGACTAATGTCTTCAGCTGTCGCAGGGCGCACAGAGATGTATGCGTCACCAACAATGCTTTTTGGCAGTGATTCAAGTGATTCAAGTGAACTTTTGCCCAAAACGATAAACCTAACGCGAGGTTTGCCTGACTCTTGAAAAGTTACTAAGTACTTTTTCATTTCAGACTCATTGTGTAAGTTTTGAATCCGCAAAAGAAGACGGTTTGAAAACGCATTTTTGTAATTTGAAGACGTTTAAGTTTTCGCATAATATTTCCTTTAAGACTTTGAGACGGCGATATTGCCGTAAGTGCATTGTACACTACTTTTTTAAGAGTTGTACAACTATTTTGTAACAACCCCCAAATCTTTAAGTATAGACATGGTTTTTGCCACATACCATTCATAGTCGAGGTCTTCTGGCAAAGTGTCAGTCAGCAGCATTAGTGGCTTTGCTCCATCGGTCATAGCAACCTTGTTGCCATTTTTCTTGTAGTTAATGGCACCTTTCTCTCCTTTTGCATAGTACCAACGTACCGCTTTGCCTAAGTATTTATCCCCTTTGACAGCCCCGCCGGTGACAGACCTGACAGACACAAACTGACGAATGTCCTGGCAAGAGTGAATGGTCGTTTGAATCGGTATACCTAGCTGTAGATAATCCACAACCGCTTGGGTGCATATCTGAGCAGTAGGGGTTTTAGACAAGTCCGCATCAGCGTATGTCCCTTTGGCCTTATAGCTTCCCCCTGGCTTGAGCGCCAGGTAGTTGTTAATGTCACGGGAGTAGAGTGCAGTATAGCTGGTCTCTTCTGTGGTAAAGCCGGTTGCCTCTTCCCAAGCAACAATTGTTTGATTTAGGACCGCTTGGTTGCGCTTGTGGCAATAGATCACGATGCCGTCAGTATTGGCACTCACAACCTGTATGCCTGCCTCTTCAAGAGCCTCTATCAACATAAGCAAACTGAGCTGGCCTGTCACGGTTGTTTGAATCAACAGGTTTGGACCGTAAAGGGCCGACCACCGGCTTCCAAACTTGCCAAAGGATCCATTTATCGTCACCTTAAGTGCCTCATTAGTCACTTTGTCACCATCGCGCTTAGCCTTAACGCGCCGATCGACAAGCCCTTTATATACGGTCAGGAATTCAGGCCCAATGTGCTTAGGAAAAAGCCTTTGACTCAAAATGATGTTTGGATAGTAGCTCGTGACATCACGATCTATGAGTAAGTGGTCTTGGTCAGCTACATAGTGGACTTTCTTCTCGCAAGAATGAATGCCCCCAATGCCTAGTTGGTACTCGCTGCGACCAAGTTTGATCTTAAGCTTGCCGACCTCTTCAGGCTCAGCGACGTCGCCTTTTTCGTCAAGTGTAAAAGGGTGTGTTTCAAATACGTTTAGTGCATGTTTAAGTTGTGGATCGCTAAACTGTATGAACGAGGGTGCAACATACTTAAACGAGTAGTTTTTAGGCAAGTCAGGCCGATAGACTCGGTCCCCTTTGATCGCCTCAATCTGTTTTTTTATCACGGCCTCGGCTATCTGTGCATCAGACTTTGAGCGTAGGTCGATACCATACTCTTTACCCATTTGCTCGCGTAGTTCTATTTGACCCTTAAGTCGATTGTAAAGGTCGATTGTTGTGTCAAGGTCGTTTAGACAGTACGCGCTGAGTAAAGCCCTTTGGTCGTCAGTTATAATTGCATTTGGTTCTATAGGCAAATCTTGCATTCTTCTGCTATGCAGTCTACCTCCATAAATCTTCAATGAAGCTTTACCAGGTGCAACTTCAATCAAATCGATGTGGTCTAGGTACTGACACCTAGGCAAGTTGTACTTGGACTCAGCAACCCATGAACGAAGATCGTTTACAATTATGTCGTCAGAAAGTACTTTTAGTTGTGTCGCGGTGGCACCACTAATAGCGTACTTAAGGAGCTGAATGTCGTACCGATTACCGTTAAACGTGATGATGGTGTACTTGCTAAGAAGGCCCTTAAGCTGTTCAACGTCAAAGTCTGTCCAATCTGAGCGTTCAAACAAAACATGCTTATTGTTTGCTAGTGACTTAACTGCTATAAGGAAATAGTTAGTATAGCACTCAATGTCAAATACTGCTTTAGTCCGCATAGTTGACCCACACTCGGCCGGCACTTAGCCACAATTCCTTTCCGCTTTGCGGGTAATTTTGATCAGCAACGATGCGACGAATATTCGTACAAAGAATCAATTTTGTACACGAAATGCAGGGAGAAGTCGTAGCGTACAACGTATCTGCACCATCAAAGTCTTTTAACCTGGCAATAGCATTTTGTTCTGCGTGGGCGCTCATACAGCTATCAAGACCTGTACCACTAGGCAGACCTGAGCCTGCGCATGGTGAGTCTATACAATGAACAGAACCAGGATAAGATCCGTTATAGCCGGAGCTCAGTATGTAGCCTTTTCCGGTAATGACGGCACCTACCTGCCTTCTGCTACAAGTTGCACGTTTGGCAAATGCTCGTGCAACTTCCATATAGGTCTGGTCGAGGGTCGGTCTAGTCATAAATTTAATTGTACAATGTATTTAGAAGGGGCAAGGATCGTTTGATGGCTTTTTGTCACTATGCCATATCAACTCAATCATCGCTTCCATGTGGTCCATACCTTGACGTCTCATTGCTAAGTATTCAGCATTTGGATGATACCAGCATCGAAGACTTCTTTTTCTGTGTGGAAAGTGATAACCACCACAACCGCAAACTAAGCGTCCTCTTTTGTCAGTCCAAGCCATGCACTTTAAGTGTATATTGGTCTTTGCTCATCCCTGCCTGCTTAAGTACGTAGTCATCTGATGGGTGGACAGTCAACTTGTTAAACGAGTCGATCAAGCCATGATGCAGCATTGCCTTCTGGCGGCCATAAGGGTGGTCTACGATATTGCTACTATTCCAAACTCTATCTCTGTCGACATGTTGATAGTCATGGCCAGGGCGTACATAGTTTTCTATCCAGCGAATTCCATCGCAAAAAATATCTTCCCCGTCGTAGGCTGTAGACCCGATGTCGTTACTAAAACGCATAGATACCTCGTCTAGAAATTCTTGCTCACTACCTTTACTTAAGGGCTTAGCTGCGTACTTCAAACACTCGACTGCGTTAGTGCCATAGAAAAACAGGCTATGCGGGTTGACATATCGGGGAAAAAAGTCGGCTATATCACTAACGACTGCCGCGTACTGGAATTTGTAAGCCCTAAGCCCTTGCTTTTTATTCCATTCAAACATCCACTCGCCAACGTCGCGCAAGTCATGCTTTGTGCCACAGTTTAACCATTCTGACATTTCACGGGCAAGTTGAGGTGCATAGGCACAAAGGAAGTAATCACCGCCGAGTCTGTACCCGTCTACCTTCTTAGGGAATGCCGGAAATTGATAACCAACAGAAGTGTAAATCGATTCTGGACCACGACCCTTAATGACTTGAACCATTTGATCGATGCTGCCACAAGATGCAAACTTAGGCAAAATAGTGTTGTTATAGCCACTCGGTTTTTTGGCGTAGTTGATGCCGCTGCCTGTGACTCGATGTACGATAAAGACATAAAGCCATTCAGCTAAACACCACTCATTCTCAACTCCTTGAAACGAATTACATATCGGTTTTCTGACAGAGTGCAGCTTATGGGCGTAAGGATGGTCAGGCGATGTGTTGTACCAAAGGTCAAGTACAATTTGTGTAAAGCCGGCGTATTTGCGATTGACCACGTCATAAAGCTCAACATGGCGCATTAGATCATCCTTGACTGATCCTTCCATGTGCGGGATTGTGCCTAAGTTACACTCTGCTTGTTGAGTTTTTGCCATGGCTGCATAACGAACCATTTCATCATAATAGGCCGTGGTTTCTATTCTCATAGCCCACGCTCCAAATCACGTAGGTCATGCCATTCGCGCTGGCTTTTTAGCGGCACGTTGGCTACCTGCTTATACATCTCCAACACCTTATCGTCTGTTCCTACATTGATGAAGATTGCATCCGGGGCAGCAAATGCATCAAAATCTTGCCAGCATTTTGCATCGTAATTTGATGTCGATGGAAAGGGAGGCCTATGAGCCACGGGAACGTCTTTTAAGAATGGCTGTGATGATGACCACAACATGGCTTGACCTATTTCACCATCATGCATGTTGCGAGCCACAACAACCCCTTTACACGCTGCTCCTGGCCAGGCAATCTGTAGGGCCCGGATTGCGGTCCCGGTAGAGACTGACATCCATATCTCACTCGGCACAATTTTCATTTGATCGGCCAAGTTGATGATGCCTGCTGTGACTGAGGGTGTTTTGGCCAGGCCAAATGGAAGATACTTTGCACCATGTTTATCGGCCCACTTTTTTGCATAACTATTAAGTGTTGGCATGGCTGCAATCTTGATGAAGCGTAAGTCGGCACCATAGGCAAGCAACGCTTTTTGGTGCATTGATGCTTCGCTAGAAGCTGGGCAAAAGAAAACACAACGCTTACCGTAAAGCTTGGCCAATGTAGCAATTGCGTCCATAGCCATCCCTACCCTAGGCGCGCAATAAACAAGCACTTCTTCTTTGCATTCAGCTATTAACTGCTCAGCCCCATAACCTTTCAAACTACTCGCACTTACATCGCCACGAAATACCCACTTGCCCTCATATCTTTTAACTACCGCAGGACTTAGCTTAGAGACAAAACCTTTGCGCATAGCGACATAGTGTTGCTTAGCCTGTACGATGTCCATGCCATCAGGAATGTCTTTATTTGACTTGTCAGTCGTGATGGTAAATAGACTCATAGTTGTCCCCAATCATTTCTACGATAAAAAGGCGGTGCAATGTGCACCGAAGAGTTAGGCTCCATGTAGGTGTCTGCGTACTCTTTGCCATCCATTGAATACCAGCCTTGAGGCGGGCTAATTAGCCCGTGCTCACACATTTTGTCAATGAACATTTGAGTCCATTCGCGCCTTTGGGCTTGTGTGCCGCTAAATGGCTCCTTCTTATAAAACCCTGTTTGTGGTATCTTTCTACCTTCCCATTCCACTGGCACCGGGGTCGCTATTTCAACCTCAACGCCATACTCATCTGCCAAAAAGTCAGCTAGGTCTGAATAGTTGCCACATAACCCTAAAAGTGCCTGCTTAGGGTCTGCCTGACGGCCTATATGGTGTCGGATGTCTATTGATCCACAGGCCAAAGTTACGCGCTTTGGTTGATGAACCAAGCGGCCCATTTGCCCAATAAAGTGGCCTTTTTGAAGTGCCCCGTGTAAAGTAAGCCCGTTTGTACGTAAGACGCTAGATTGTACAGGTGCAAAAGCAGTTGAGTGACTGTCACCAATAGTTACGTGGTCAACTGACAAATCGCGTTGGGTCAGTGTGATTGACCGCGTTAATCTTTCTTCTAATGCATCCAAAAGAGTTTGTGTCAGTCTAGGTGAACATGTTGCTTGGCCTATTCGTAGACTTAGTTGATGTGCATAGTTTGGCATTGGCCAGTCTAGGCTGACTAAGTTACCTTTATAGTTAACCAACTCATCTAACCGATCAACCAATTGCCCCGTTACTCCGCCAAACAAGTTAAGCACTCCACCAAAGTTGACTCCATGTTCAATGTAGATAGTAGAGTGGTCATCGAGCCGGCTGTCAAGTCCGGCAACTGTAGTGCCTAGGCATTCGGCCCAATGCAGCGCCCAGCCACGCACATGGGACCTAGGCTGCTTAGGTATATTGGTGAATGGGTTGTAAATCATTCAACTAAACCAAAGTGACGAGGGTAGATGTGCAAGCTGCCAGCATTCCAGTAAAGGTTGCCTCTGACAAGTTCTGGGTACGTTTGTTTCAATCTGATCAAACTATAGTCAAGGACTGTACTTTGCCAAAACCTGTCTCCTTTAAATCCGTAGATTGCGTCATTTGACCGCATGTTAACAATCATGTGCAATTGGTCACCACGAATAAGTAACTGGGTTGAGTAGGTGCACATGAAGTCACGCATCCCGTCGGCTTTAGAGTCTTCATGCATCGACGGCCGGATGTAAACCATGACTGCTTGGCGACTTGCTTTATTAGCAACCAACGCGTCAATTGCTTTATGGAACTGATACCCATTTTCTCGGCTAAAAATACACCAACCATAGTTGCTGTTTATGCGCCCGTCTTTTGTAGCAACATTTTTCCAAACAACAGGCACCGGAGGCCTAATGCTATTCACGTTGAGAGACTGGCTCAGGTACCACTCGAGCTCTCTGCCGTTCCATTCATCGTTTACAGTGCCAAAGATCAAAGACGCATCGGCGATAAACGAGGCGTTGACAATCTCCAGATTGCCATCATCGGCAAAGTCTTCATTGGCAAGCTTATTAACAAATATCTGCCTGATGCTTGTTACGTTCACGATTGGCCCCTTACAAAACGGTCATCTTTGTCTTTGTTGTAGGTTGAGTGCTCCATCAAAATACACAATTGAGTACCTGCATGCGCCAAATGAGATAAATGACTCTCAGGGTCCTTGTCCTCGCCATTCCAAAAAGACATCATGTGGCGCATAATCGACCCATAAGTACGCGACCACGCAACGGTTTCTCCTTGCCGATACGAATCGGCAAAATACTTTTTTGCGCCAAATGTAAATACTTCGGCAATCTGCAACATGGGGCCGACAGGGAGTAGGTCGACACGCACCTTTGTAGCATCAAACTTCGGAGCAAAGCCCGGTTGAATTGTTCCATCAGAAGAAGGGGCTATTTCTTTTGGCGATTGTGCAACGGAAGGGGCTATTTCTTTTGGCGATTGTGCAACGGAAGGGGCTATTTCTTTTGGCGATTGTGCAACGCAAAAAGGACTCATACGCGGCTTTGGGGCGGCTGCAACACTGGCTTTGACGAGTATGTCCATAAGCTTTTCTTCAGGGCCGGTCCAACCTGCAGGCTTGACTAAATCACGCTTAAAGCCACCACGCTTTTTACCATTCTGGCCTAACTCCTTGGCCATGTTACACTTTATAACTTCTTCAAAACCTTCAAGCAATGGAAAGCCATGACGCTCGAGTGTGCCTACAGCGAAGACGATAAGATCCAAAAGAGCGTCATATTGGTCGACTGATGTTTCCGCTTCAGCGTACTCGTTAAGTTCTTCTTGCATCGCGGCAATGCGGAATTCTTTTTCTTCTTTTTGTAAACTAATCGGGCCTACAGCATTAGCTAAACCAAACTTTTCGTGCATGGCTTTGACAAGGCCCATGATCCTGCTTTCCATAAACAACTCCTTCGTATTGATTGGTAGTTGATTGTACAACTAATTAGGACAGGCTTTGCACCTGATTGACACGCCAACCCGTGTTGGTAAATGGCAGGTTAGCCAAGCATGTCGTTGTCAGCTTGTGCAAAGTCAGCAAAGTCTTCAGACGCGTCTGTGCGACCGCTGAATGCTTCACCGTCCTTGGTTTTCATAATGTTGTCCAAAGCAATCGAAACTCCTTTTCCACCGGTAGGATGGTCCCAAGCATAGGCACGAACTGAGGCCCGATAGTAGGCACCTGAATAGATCTCATTTGCGTCCATGATAGGCTGCAGTTGAGCGTCAACAATTCCAGGTTTGTTGTTGCTGGTAGCCTGAATGCTATAACAACCGGCCAATTCAGGTCGTTCTTCCTCGTCACCATCTTTGACAGGCGACTTCATTTTCGGGGGAATTTTTCCCCATTTGGCTTTGGCCGTCTCATCAACCATTTGATTGAGCTTGGTCCAAAAAGCATCTTTTTTTGGCAAAGGAATTGTGATTTGGTAACGCGGTTTGGCATTCTCCACACCTTTGATTGCGTGCGGCTCTAACAGGTGGACAAATGATCCACGAAACTCCGGGGTAACTAACTTTGTGCTCATAGTTAACTTTCAACATTAAGGTTATAAAAATGGCCGTCTTTCCGACCTGGCAACCCGATGAGATAGCATCGGGCAACTATTTACGTGCTAAGCAACAACGTCCATCAGAAGGCCGCGTGCTTTATTTTTCAAAGTGTTGCCATAGCCAAACCATGCTGCGTTCATGTTCAGCCCGTGATCAACATGCTCTGTGACTGCATTAAGCAACCCCCAAGCAGTGCCTTCAGCTTCAATAAACTCATTGCCCAGCGCATTGCCTTTAAACAACGCCATGATGGATTTAAATGCTTTGGTCTTTTCAACAGGTTGTACTTCTTTGGTTTTTACATCTATGCTAACAGGCAAAAGTGTTTTAAGGAAATGAACCGCAAAGGTCTCATTAACTTGCTTCTTAGCAAGAAGGCGGGATTCAATAAGAAACTTGTCAAAGCCATTGAGTGCAATGCCTAAATCCAATGCAGCATCTTTAGCACTAAATGCTTTTGAGTGGTTGATACGAACCGTGTCGCCGGACTCAGCAGAAGCGTAGCCGAGTGTATTGCTGCACACAACACGAACACTGGTAAAACGCGCTGTGGTAGCGAGAGTGCCATCGTATGATGTTGCCAACAAGACATAAGGTTTGACAACGTCCTGGTTAATTATGGTAGCACCGTCATTGACTTTTGCCATTGCCCAAATACGCTTACCACCAGACAAACACCCTGCGCTTTCAAGTTCAAAATGATTGTTCTCTGCAAGACGAGCAAAGAAGTCAAGCACATCTGCAGGTTGAACGATGTTATACTCGTTGCTAACCACACCGAGAGGTGCAAATGTATCTGAGCGATAAAGCACATCTTTGCCAGGAAAGGCTGCAAAAGATCCTTCGTGATCTTGAAATTGAACGGCCGAACGCTCGACAGTATGGGTCAAGCCTGCAGCTTTTGCCCATACGTCGATTGATTGACCTGCTTCGAGGATTTGACCAAGACCATGCCATGCACCTTTTTTGGCAAGTGCAACGTTAGCTTGACCATTAGAGAAATCGAGTTCGTGTGCCATGATATACCTTTACAACATTGATACGACAAAAGCGTCGTGGTAGCATTATACGTCGGATTTTTAAGAGTTGTACAACTATTTTGTAACGGGTTCAAAATCCTTTTTAGCTGACTGGGTTTTGTCTACACCGGCTCTGCCATCTGTTACCGGTGCAATGGTTGGTTGGCCATAGCTAACCTTAACTAATGGCGACAAGTCTAATGCCTCTCCTTTTAACGCTTTTTCCATTTGCGCAACGCTAAGTAGTGAAGGCTTAGTGTATATGTCGTCGTAGCCTTGTTGTTTGAGCCACAGTTCAGTGGCAGCTCCATCAGCCCAGTCACGACTCTTGCGGCCTTCAACCACCTTGTAGCCTTTGACAATTCCACCATTGAGGAGAGTGTCTTTAGCCTTAGCTTCAACCGCCTCAATAAAGGATTTGAGTAAGGTGAGCTTAGGCATCCATTCGTCAACTGAGTCTGGTTCTAAACCTGCAAAGTCCAATGCAGCAGCTTCTCCGGCGAGCCGCTTCATCTCAGGGCATTTAACTCTTGCATGACACCATTTACATGCTTTCTCACTAGCTACATACTTGTTAGGTTCATTTTGTATTGCTACGTATGCACGCTTGAGCTCTTCGGCAAAGGACAACAATTCATCAAGAGTGATAGTCCATGAGTCAATGCTGTTCATTGGTGGTTGGACAATGGTCACCACTATGGTTTCAATGTCATAAACCGGCGCATATTTAAGGTATGCACCAAGCGCATAGCAGAGTAGCTGGGTATTGCCCTCTGCCTCTACTCGAACCCCACCGCCTGTTTTAAGGTCGATTACTCGCATTAGCGGACCATACACCACTATTGCGTCAGCTGTGCCAAAGCAGTCGTTGATTACTTCTGCGAGTGTGACTTTCTCTTCGTAAAACTTGTCGCCTTCAAGTGCATTGATGTAGTTAACATAGACTTGAACCAACTCAACCATATCATGGGTGATGATGTGATGGTTGATTGTTTTGCCGATGAATGACGAAGGTGATAAGCTTTTAGTCAAGCACTGCTCAGACACTTCGTGCATAGCGGTGCCTTTTTCTGCGTACACGCTTGACCCACCGCCAGGTAAATCTGGTTCAAGCCAAACAGAGCCTGGGCATGTGAGCCAGCGGGCACTGGCCGACGGACTAAGTTTAGCGTGTGCCATTAAGAAGCTTCCTTAACCAACTGCATGGCCTCAGCAAATCGTTCTTCTGGAATTTCACTGACCTTAGCCACGCCCAACTTAGCCAGGATGGCAAGGGCTTGATCACGTTTGCCTGCGCCGATCAGTTTGGCCATTGCATTCCTTAAAGAGTCAAGCGTTGGTCCAGCTTGGTTAGTAGTTTCAATGGACAACTCGATTTGCTTCTCAGGATCCGTAGGTACCGGCTTGGCCTTTTGCTTAGGCGCCTCTTGTTCAACGGCAGGTGCCTCTTCGGCCATATCAAACAGGTTAGCCAGCTCGCGCAGCTTGGTTGCAATTAGTTTCTCGTTCATGTCAGTAGACTCCGTAATAATGTTGTCGATTACGCCCATTTTTGTAAGTACCGAGTGGAGTATCAGAGCATCAATACTTCCCCCTATTGACAAAAGATCAATTGTGACGTTGTTCTTTTGACCAATCCTGTGACAGCGATCACCGGCTTGTTTAAGCTCGGCCGGCGACCAACTCGATTCAACAAACACAACGTGACTTGCTGCTGTGAGTGTAAGACCAACGCCTGCAGCTTTAATGTTACCTATAAACACACGGCAAGTAGGGTCTGTTTGAAACCTTGTGACAACCGCGTGTCGGTCATCATTCTTCGTTGCTCCTGTAAGCACTACAGGTGAGTAAACAATTAAAGCGCCCTCTAGAGCCGCTATAATGTGGGTGTGGTGCGCGAAAACAACAACCTTATCGGTTTGTTCAAGCACGTCTTTTATGTAGCTTACAGACTGATCTAACTTGCGCTCAGCGTTCATGCGCCTTATGTCAGATATAGCTTCAAAAGGGATACTGTCAGGCCTTTCAATCTGCGCTTGTGTAAACTGCTTTTCGCGTTTGTCAACAGGCAAATCAAGCTCGATTACCCGGTAAGTCTTTTCAGGCAAATCGATACACTGCTCTTTCGTCATTCGCAACATAACCGGATTAAGCAAGTCTCTCAATGACTCTTCGTTGCTTGAGCCAGACACGTCAAAGCTGCCCCAAGGAGTCATCCAACCTGCACAAAACCGACGACCAAATTCAAACCAGCCTAGTTTGGTAGCACCAATGCTATACATCAAAGTCCACAACTCATTGGGTCTGTTTGAGATAGGTGTACCACTAAGTAAGCGCACCCGGTCTGCGGCCTTAATCAACCGCATCATTAGCTTTGTGCGCTTGGCCTTATGTGACTTAATGTAGTGACATTCGTCAACAATAAGTGTTTTGTGGGTTGGTAAATCTACTCTATCTAAAATGTCGTAGTTAATGATCGTCACATCAGCAGGCAAGAGTACATCTTTTGCCTGCTTGACGACATGGCTAGTTAGCTCAGGCCGCCACATCTTTAGCTCTGCTTTCCAGTTGAGTTTGAGTGACGCGGGGCACACAACCAAGGCAGGCGCTTGAAGGTCTAAGCTAGCTATGCATGATTTGCCAAGGCCCATGTCCAATGCCAACAAAGCCTTAGGTCGCGGCTTAAGCCATTCAACTGCCTGAGGTTGATGCTTGTATAGCTTCATTTTGACTCAGCCCATACCCACAGTTGACTGATCCATTTAGTTGCAAGCATGCCTAAACCCACAAAAGGAAGTAGGCACACAATGATGGCTAGAGCCAAACTGAATTTCATAAGGGTTACTGGGCAGCAATCGCTTCAAAAGTTTCGGTCATGGACAAGCAATCCGCAAAATCTTGGAACCGAGCTTCGGCGCGCGGGAGGACGAGCGAGGTCATGATGATTTCCTTTCTGGGTTGAATTTCAAGATTCTGGGAAGATTTTTTCTTGCACCATCGCTGACAATTTATGGCGGGCATTGCGCGCGTTGGGCATGCGGAGTCCAGAAGCGATGCCAGCTTCTGTCGCAAAAAACAAGCAATCGCTTTTTGCGTAACTTGCTAAGAAATTGCTGGCGTCCGTCTTAGTTTTTATTTTGCCGAATTCTTGTTTGATCCAAGCGTCTGCTTGGGCCGGGGTGAAATCTTTTGCGTTCATTTTTAATTTTCCTTTACAACATTAAGACGGCGATGTTGCCGTAAGTGCATTGTACACTACTTTTTTAAGAGTTGTACAACTATTTTTTACGTTTCTTCATAGGGGTCCAGTCAACCACATCTGGCCGCATATCTTCTTTGCTAAGACCTAACGCCTTCATCTTGCCAAACTTGATTGCTGCTTTTCTACCTACTTGGCCTCTAGTGAACCAAAGCCCTACGGCGTTGCGACTCATACCGGCTTTGCGCGCCATTTCTGCTTTGGTACCAAAGTGGGCCAGGAGAGTCTCGAGAGCCTTTTGGCAAGCTTCTTGAAGGTGCGGGTCTTTTGTCATTTTGATTTAAAAAGTTAGTGTCCAATGATTGTACATCTAATTTTTAGTGTATGATACTTTCTCATTTTTGTTGTTTAAGGAACCCGCTATGGAAGATGATGATCAAGGCCCGTACTTTTCTGCGCTTGAGACTAAGCCTTTAACTGACTTTGGTCCAGGAATGGTCAAGTCTGTTGAGGAACTCCATTCATTGATCTATACCGCCAGGTCAGTCCTCATCGGCCTTAAGCTTCGTGACGTTAATGCCACGAATATACTAACCCTGGTAGACATGATGATTGAACGTGAAAGGTCTGCGCAATGAGCCGACCAACACCATTAGCTGTCAAACCAGAATCAATCCCTCAAGAGCTTAAAGCAATCCATCGCTGGGTTGTATGGAAACTTGAGCAATCAGTCAAAAAGAGTGGTGAGATAGTTTGGAAGAAAGTACCACACCAGGTTAATGGTCGTTTGGCCCAGGTAACTAATCCAAAGCATTGGTCAAGTTTTGAAGATGCTCTAGACACCTACCTCATGGAAGGTTATGAGGGCATCGGTATAGCCTTTGATGGCAGTGACGGCATTCAAGGCATCGATTTGGATAAGTGCATCGTTAATGGGGTCATGAGTCCGTTGGCTAAAGACTTGTTAGACCGAGTTGATGGATACGCCGAGACAAGTCCATCAGGCACAGGCATTAAACTATTCACCAAGTCCAACCTTGCAATCAACGGCAAAAAAGGCAACATCGAAGTTTATAGAGATGGTCGTTACTTTACAGTCACTGGCCATCAGCTTAATGGACATGAAGCTTTACCATCCTCCATTCAAGATGTTAGTTGGTTTGTTGAAGAGCATTTTAGCTCTAATGAATCGTTTTCTCTTGAGGCATATAAGCCCCCTCTTTCTGACTGGGACCTCGACCGTGTTGAAAATGAGTTGCTGCCCTACGTTGGCGACATTGAACCCTATGATCTTTGGCTTCAACTCGGCATGGCTTTGCATCATCAGGGCCGTGGAGATGAAGAATGGATGGAGCTTTGGGACAAAGTAAGCCGACAAACAGGTTCTTATGACCGGCGGGAACTAGAAGCTAAGTGGGATTCATTTAGTGAGCAGCGGGACGGTGGTCAAGGCGCCGTAACGCTTGCCTCGATCATTATGCGCGCAGGTGAGCACAAGAAAGCCGAGCAACAACGCACGTTTGACAGATGCAAGACTACCATTGAGAGTGAAACCGATTTGGAGAGCTTAAGGACCACAGTTGTCGATGGGATCAAAGCAGAGTTAGGGTTGGATCATTTAAGCAGAGGGGTCCTTGCTGGCATCCTTAAAACCAAGTTTAAGGATCTAGGCTTTCCAATTTCTATCGGCGATGCTAAAGGTTTGATTAAACCGAAGGTGCATGAAGGCGTGCCTGAATGGTTGGCTGATTGGGTTTATGTGACCCATGAAGACAAGTTTTTTAATGTTACGACTAAACGCAAAGTTAGCCAGCAAGGCTTTGCAGCTATGTTTAACAGGCATTGTGGTGACGACTCGGCTGCAACTTTGGCTCTTGACTTGTTTCGTATACCAACGCCAGATAAAATCATCTATCTACCCATGGCTGATGATTTGTTTGATCTTAACGGCGCACCGTGCGCCAATGAATACAACAGAAACAGCCCACCAGACATACCTGTAACGTTTAGCCCTGGCGATCTTAAGGCGATTGAGGTGGTTAAAGCCCACCTTGCAATGATCTTGGTTGAAACTTATTCAGTCGAGATCATGCTTAGTTGGATTGCTTATTGTGTCCAGAATCCAGGTGAAAAGATCCGCTGGGCACCTCTAATTAAAGGCATTGAGGGTGATGGTAAATCAGTGCTTGTCAACTTGATGATGGGGGTCATGGGCATGCCAAACGTGGGCATTGTGTCACCCTCGGTGCTTGGTACTGGCTTTACAAGTTGGGCGGCTGGCCGTTGTGTCAATGTTTTGGAAGAGATCCGGATGGTTGGTCATAACCGCCATGATGTGCTGAATACCATCAAACCGTACATTACAAATGACCAAATTACCATCCACCCAAAGGGTGTAAATGAGTACGTTGCCCCTAATACAGTCAACTACATTGCCTTTACTAACCACCACGATGCACTGCCTTTAGAAGATACTGATAGGCGCTGGTGGGTTCAATTTACACCATTTAATACACAAGAAGAGCTGCTAGCAGTTGCTGATTCTGATTACTTTAGCATCTTGTTTGACTCGATTAAAGATCATGGCCCTGGCCTTAGGAAGTGGCTTATTGAATACCAATTAAGCCCGTTGTTCAATCCAAAAGGCCAAGCACCGACCTCATTGGCTAAAAATCAGATGATCAGCCTAAACGTCAGCGATGCTTTTGGGGTTGTTAAAGACCTCATTGAAGAGGGTGGGTATGGCTTCAACAGCCAAATTTTGTCTAGCAGACACTTCACAACAGCACTCAGTTTTGTCGAAGATATTGAGGTGCCTAAGGGCAAAGCATTACATAAAATGCTCATGAAATTAGGCTTTTCGGTCCTTGAACACCCTGTGAAATGGGAAGGAAAAGCTTGCACAATTTGGGTAAAAGGTTCGACATTCAGAGAGTTCAAAGAAAAAAGTCGATCGGAGATTAACGAGCTTGTAAGGTCCGTGCTTGAAAAACCCGGTGCAAATGACCTTTTGAGCTAATTTATTCGAACCCGAACCTAAACCCGAACCTAAACACGAACCTATTTAAGTTATTGATTTATATGATATTTATATCTAAAAGGTTCGAGGTTCGAGATAATACTATAAAGTTGGCTGCCGGCAGGTAATATATGAAATACAAAAATAATGATATGCGCTTAAATACCGGGAACGGACTGGAAGTAAACTCGAACCCGAACCGCGAACCAAAATGATCAAGCCAAAAGTAGTCAAACCTGGACCGGTTAAAGCCAAGCCAAAATCGGAATCTAGCGAGCAAACTACGCTTGTGGCCAGGGTGCGCAACTTTCATCCTGACCTGGTTTTTATGTCCATCCCAAACGGAGGCAAAAGAGATCTTCGAGTAGCGGCACAGATGAAAAGAGAAGGAGTTTTGTCAGGAGCACCGGATTTATTCCTTGCCGAGCCAAGACCGCCATATTGCGGGTTGTTTATCGAGATGAAACGGATCGGGGGCAAAACAAGCCAAGAGCAAGACGCGTTGATTGTGAAGTTGAGGCAAAAAGGTTACAAAGTCACCGTTTGTGAAGGGGCAGATGAGGCTTACAAGGAGTTGTTGGGGTATGTCTATGGTGATCACATCCCTAATTGGTTAACGCGCTTCCTGGATCCTTTTGGCAAGAGCAAACCACTGCAGATAGAGATGTTGTCAAATAAAAAATAGGTGTAGAATCTGTTAAGGACAATCTGACTGAAGGAGTTGATTTATGCAGCTAAGAACGCCTGCTCCGGTGAACAAGGGCGGGGCAAAGCCTGGGTCGAATAATGGCGGCGGTGCAAAGCCGGGTTCGACAAAGCCAAAAGGTTCTGGTCGTGCCGTTGGTACACAGAACAAAATTACTTTGACCGCCAAAGCAGCGATTGCTGAGTTCGTGGATGGCAACGCACACCGCCTTGAAGGTTGGCTAGACAAGGTTGCTAACGGCGAAGTGTTGCTCGACAAAGACGGTAAGCCGGTGTACGATTCTGAAGGCAATCCTGTCTACTTGGTCAGGCCAAACCCTGAGCGTGCATTTAACTTGTTTCAATCCGTTGTCGAGTACCACGTGCCTAAGTTGGCACGCAGTGAATTGACCGGGCTCAATGGCGGTGCGATACAGACGAGAAACATCGACCTTAAAGGGTTGAATGACGCAGAACTTGCTGCGATGGAAAAGTTGATGGTGAAAGCTGCAGGACAAGCTTAAATGGGAGGCAGTCTTAGCCCTGCCGCCATGCTCGAGCTTATCCGCTTTGAGCGTGATAAACGCAGAGCTGAGTCAAACCTCTATGAGTTTGTAAAGCAGAGTTGGCACGTTGTTGAGCCTGGAATCCCGTTTATTCCGTCCTGGCATATCGAAGTCATTTGTGAGCACCTTGAAGCCATAGCGAGCGGCGAACTGCGCCGCTTGTTGATCAACATTCCTCCTCGCCACTCCAAGTCCACGATCGTTTCCGTTATGTTCCCTGCATGGGAGTGGCTTACAGACCCTCAACAGAAGTATCTTTGCTCGTCGTACGCCGGCAACCTATCAATCCGTGACAACCTGAAGACACGGCGGCTGATCCAATCCCCTTGGTACCAAGAGCGTTGGGGTTCAATGTTTGCTCTGTCCGGCGATCAAAACCAAAAAAGCAGGTTTGAGAATGACAAGACCGGATACCGAATGGCAACTTCTGTGGGTGGTACAGCAACAGGCGAAGGTGGGTCAAGGCTGCTGCTTGACGACCCACACTCAGCTCAGGAAGCCCAGTCTGATGCTTTACGCACATCAACTCTAGAATGGTTTGATGTGGTTTGGAGCACACGACTCAACAACCCGAAGGCCGACGCAATGGTTGTGGTCATGCAGCGACTGCATGAAAAGGACGTCTCTGGTCACATCCTTGAAGACCTTGGCGGTTGGGAACACATCTGCATCCCTGCTGAGTGGGACGGTGAGCATCGCAAGACCTCGCTTGGCCCATACGATCCACGCAAAGTTAAAGACGAACTCATCTGCCCTGAGCGCTTTGGACCCAAAGAGTTGACTGACCTTAAGCAGTTGCTTGGTGAGTACGGCTCTGCAGGCCAGTTGCAACAAAATCCTGTGCCAACTGAAGCCACTTTGCTGCGTGTAAAACATTTCCAACGCTGGCCAGCGGCAGACCCAATGCCACAACTGGAGTTCGTGTTGCAGTCTTACGATTGTGCGTTCACTGAGAAGTCATCAGGCGATCCAACCGCGTGTACTGTTTGGGGTATGTTTACTCGCAAAGGGGTGCGCAATGCGATGTTGCTGGACGCTTGGGATGATCATCTCGGTTACCCTGATTTGCGCAAGAAGGCGGTAGATGACTGGACGGCAGAGTATGGCGGGTCTAAGGGTGCACACAAAGGCCAACCCACTAAGCCAAGAAGGCCTGATCGTATCCTTGTGGAAGCCAAAGCGAGTGGTCAGTCACTGATCCAAGACTTAAGGTTGGCACGGGTTCCGGTCATAGGTTACAATCCAGGAAACGCGGACAAAGTTGCTCGTGCCCACCAAGCCGCACCTACCTTGGAAATGGATGTGCTATGGATACCAGAGTCGACAAAAAACCCTGGACAGTTCGTGAGCTGGGCGCAACCGTTCTTGAAGCAACTCGCCAAGTTCCCTGTTGCTGAGCATGATGACTACGTCGACACGTTCAGCCAGGCCATCATCTACCTCAAGAACGAGCACTGGTTTGAGCTGCAAGTGGCTGAGGATGTTGTCGAACATCGCCGCAAGCCCAAGCATCAATATGCCAACCCGTATGCAGCATGAGCATCCTTAATCTGATTGCCAAGGCCCAAGCCGCAGAACAAAGGCTCGCCGCACTGTTGCAAGCCTCCACGCGCTCGCCTACGGGAGAGTTGGTCACGCGCACATTGAACCCAGAAGAGTTGCGCGCAATCAACGAAGCACAAGTGCTCGTTCGTCGCAAATCGCTCACAGACCTGAAGGAGGGGCGACTCAAGAGCGTGCACGAATCCAAGCGCACAGGCGCTTCTTCTGGTGCAAAACGCTCGATCGAAGCTCGCAGCGCTGCTGAGCCAGAGATGTTCGCAGACAAGGGGCAAACTTACGGGTACTTGACAGAGGATCCGTTCGCCACGACCAAGAATTACTTCTCCCCGCGCTACCCTGACCGAGGCTCAGGCTATCTCGCTCCCCAAAGCACCATCCCGCAATACGGCCAGTACGCACTAGAGTTGCACCCTGAGCACCGAGCGCGCACAACGATCACGTTCGATGATTCTCTCGACAGGACAAAAGGCAACTTTGCCACAGCAGACGAGGTGTTGCGAGGGGGCAATCCTTATCACGACTCGGTGGCTGAGGGGTCGATGCTTTATGAATTGGCCAAGCACTACAGCCAAGCCCGCAAAGACGCGATAGAAAAGTTGGGGTTGCAAAAGGCGGGCATGCTGTACGGTCGAGACGAGCACGATTTGTCCAAGGTGCTGAACGAACAAGGCTTGCCGAGCAAGTTCGCTCAGCTCATGGAGCGATACGGGCTGAAGCCTTTGCAAGACGGCAGCGGCACGCCTCGGTTCGCTAGGCAAGTGCCCCGTGTGCTCACAGAGCTGGAAGGTTCACCGATGATGCGGTCTGAGTTGTATTCGCTTGAAGACATTGTGTCCTTGAAAAACAAGTTGGGCCTCAGAGACCCGATGGACTACGTTGAAGCGCAGATTCATGGAGACGTGACGCCAGAGCACGTGCGACGGATTTATGATTTGAATTACGAGCCATCTTTGTCGACAGAAAAAGCAGTCAAGAAACTCGGCATCGAGTACGTGCCGCGTCCGACGGACAGCGTATACGACAAGGCAAAAGCAATGGACTTGAAGACTATGGGTGAGTTTTATGACCTGCAAGCTCGCGAAGGGTTGCTGCCAGAATACATGCGCAACCAGACGATCGAATATGGGCCGCTGAAAGGCAACCAAGAGTTCCGCCGCCTAGAGCTGTTGCCATTCAAAGTCGGATTCAAACACGGCGGACTCGCTCAAGCGAAGGAGTGTGATTGTGGCTGACGAAAACAAACCCTACATCGGCTATCGCTCTGCTGGTCGCCGCCCGGAGCGCAACAACGACCGCGAGGCGGCCAAGGACTTGCCTGTCGCGACAATCCGAGGGTTGCTCGCAGGGGCTTTGGGCGCACCGGGCGACATCGAGTCGTTCGGAGGATCAGCGGTCAACTGGCTCCGCGACAAAGGGTTCCAATACGACGCACCTTTCTTCCCCACGAGCGACTCGATGGAGGCGATGCTGCCGTTGCGCTCGGTGAGCACCACTCCTGCGGGCAAGGCCGTCACAGAAGGGGCCAAGTTGGTCGGCGGCAATTACTTCGGGCCAGGTTCGCCGTTGCGTGCGCTGGTGCAAGCACCCGGTGCAATCGCTCACGGTGCGCGCGAGTTTGTCCGTGCTGCAGGTGCGCCGTCCTCCAACGTCGTAAAGAACAAGGGCGGTAACTGGCTCGCCGGGTCGTTGGAAGATTCGTTGCGGGGGTTGCGTCGAGATCCAGAGGCAGAAGCCGTGCGCCAACTGATGAACGCGCGTCCGGGATTGACGACGCAAGAAGCTCGCGACTTTATTCAAGCGCCCCCGTTGCCTCCTGTCGACAGCGCCCTCAACAACTGGATCGACAAAACCCTCGCCAAGTACATCAAGAACGAAATGGCGACGCCCGAAGATCCTGTGCGCGCGCTCGCTGAGAGAGGGATGTTGCATCAAGATTTTGGAGACGAGGCGCGCACTGGCCGTCGAGTTTTGACGATAGACCGCGTCGATGCAGGATTCCCGGCTCAAGGTTTGGCGTCATCAGAGCAAGCACGCGGTTGGGAAAACATGTCGGATTTTATTGTCAACAACGATGTCGCACGCAGGTTTATGGCTACAACAGGCGAAGACGGCACAACAACCGTTTCTCGCAATCCGTGGCTGGCCAAGGTGCCGCCAGAGACGATCGTTCATTCTATTTTTGATGACCTCGAAGGACGTTCTGCCAATCGCCTCGGCTTCAACCACCTCATCGACGAACTCCGCAACGCCACCAACCCTGCGTCTGGATTGCCGCCTGAGCTGTTGCTGAAGTACGAATCCTTGCCCAAGGTCACTGTGCCGCAGGCGGTCGAGCGAGTTGCAAAGATCAACGAGTGGCGCGCGGCGCAGAAGGCTGAGGCGGACATGATGCGCGCCAACAACGCAGCGTCTGTCGTGCACAAAGAGTACGCGACCATTCCTGGGCTCAACACCCCCAACGACAAGGGGCTGCGCTGGGTGGAGTTGAAAGTGCGCAATGAGCCGGAAGGGGGCTGGGACGCTTGGCAGGTGCCGCAGCGATACTCCATTGTGCGACCGACGCCCAGTGCAGAGACGTTCGCCATCATGGACAAAGAAACCGGCAAATACATCACCACCGGCCTGAAGTCTGAAAAAGACGCTGTCACGCATCTTCACGACACACTCGACGAAGCCGCCCTCGAAGACGCCCTCAAGTACGAAGGCGAAACCATGGGCCATTGCGTCGGCGGCTATTGCCCAGACGTCATGGAAGGTCGCTCCCGCATCTACTCCTTGCGCGACGCAAAAGGTCAGCCACATGTGACGGTGGAGGTGCTGCCGGGCAGGAAATTAACAGAAGCTGATTTGCCAGACTCCGTTCGAGATCAGTTGGCTGATTTTGACGGCTCTCGCGAGGAGTTTGAGGTCTTGGTGCAGAAGTCTTTGTCCGATCGGCAAATTGGCGACCGCATCGCCCAAATCAAGGGCAAAGCCAACCTCGCACCGAAAGAGGAATACCTGCCCTTTGTGCAGGATTTTGTGCGCTCAGGCCAGTGGTCAGATGTGGGGGACTTGGGGAATGCGGGGTTGGTGGATTTGCAGCGGTTCCCCAAGCGCATGGAAGCGCTCGGTGGCCGTTTTGTGCCTAAGTCAGAACTAGACAACTATCTTGAGTCTCTACCGGGAGAGCGGTTCACGCCGCCAGAACCATTCGCGCCGCCAGAAGGCTACGCAGCAGGTGGCTTGGTCCAAGCCAACGACTACGACGAGTCAGAAATCGACGCAATAGTGGCCAATTTGCGCAAAGAATTTGCATAAATCGGGTTTTCAGTTATAATTCCCTCACTTTATTCAGGAGCACGCACCATGGCCATCAAAAAGTTCGAAAAGCTCATGCAAGACAGCAAATCTGCCAAAGCCCCTCCCGAGATGAAGCGCAAATCCGCAGCACCTGCCAAGAAAATGGACGCCTACGCCAAGGGCGGCGCAGTCGCCAAGAACTCTCGCACCCCTTGCTGAGTGGCTGAATCCCTAGACACCAAGCTCAGTGGCGAGACCGTTGAGTTGGAGGAAACAAAGCAATCCGTCATCGAAAATGATGACGGCTCTGCCACCATCGTCCTCGACGAAGAGCGCGACAACGCGCAGCAACAAAAGCACTTTGCCAATATCGTTGACGACGTAGACCAAAAGGCTCTGACGACCGCAGTTTCCGAGCTGATCGAGAAAATTGAGCGCGACAAAAAAGCCCGAGAAAAGCGCGACAAGTTGTATGAAGACGGTTTGCGACGCACCGGCTTGGGTGACGATGCGCCCGGAGGGGCTCAGTTCACAGGCGCCAACCGTGTCGTCCATCCGCTCCTTGTCGAGGCATGCGTCGACTTTTCTGCGCGAGTGATGAAGGAGATTTTCCCGGCCAACGGCCCGGTGAAGAGCAAGATCCTAGGCAAGCAGGAAAAAGAGAAGGTCGACAAAGGTCGACGCAAAGCAGAGTTCATGAATTGGCAGATGACGGAGCAGATGCAGGAGTTCCGCTCAGAGTTGGAGCAGCTCAGCACGCAGTTGCCGCTCGGTGGCGCGCAGTACATGAAAATGTGCTGGAACGCAAAGCGCCGCCGCCCCATGGCCGAGTTCATCCCCATCGACGACATCTACTTGCCGTTCGCCGCGACCAACTTCTACACGGCAGAGCGGCGCACACACGTCCAGTACATCACAGAATCCACCTACGGCGAGCGATGCAAGTCGGGCGTTTACCGAGACGCAGAGTTGCCCTCTCCCGAGCTGCCAGACTTCAGCCTCGCGTCCAAAGCCAACGACAAGATCGAGGGTCGAGAGGCGACGCATTACAACGAGGACGGCCTGCGCACGGTGTTCGAGGTCTCGACGCACTTGGACATTGAGAATGAAGGCGAGTTCTGCCCCTACATAATCACCATCGACAAGAGTTCTGAGAAGGCGCTCGCCTTGTATCGCAACTGGGACGAGGAAGATGAGAGTCGCACCGAGTTGGAGTGGATTGTGGAGTTCCCGTTCATTCCTTGGCGCGGCGCGTATCCTATCGGATTGACTCACCTCATTGGTGGGCTCTCAGGCGCTGCCACAGGCGCGTTGCGGGCGCTGCTAGATTCAGCACACATCCAGAACGTGCCGACCGCCTTGAAGCTCAAAGGTGGCCCCAACGGTCAGACGCTCAACATCCAGCCGACCGAGGTCGTGGAAATTGAAGGTTCTGGTGTGGTCGACGACATCCGCAAGTTGATTATGCCGATGCCATTTCCCGGGCCCAACGCAACGCTGTTCCAGTTGCTTGGGTTCTTGGTCGACGCAGGCAAAGGGGTCGTGCAAACAACCTTCGAGAAGATGGCCGACCAGCGCGGCGACCAACCCGTCGGCACCACGCTCGCGCTCATCGAACAGGGCATGGTGGTCTTCAGCTCCATCCACTCGCGCATTCACAATTCCATGAGTCGTGTGTTCAAGGTGCTGCACCGGATCAACAGCGCCTACCTCACGGAGGAGGACATCGAGGCGGAAGCTGGTGACTTGGAAATAAAGCCCGCAGACTTTGACGGCCCGATCGACGTAATCCCGGTCAGCGACCCTGCCATCTTCAGCGAGACGCAGCGCTTTGCGCAAACACAGGCCATCATGCAGCGTGCGGCGCTCGTGCCTCAGTTGTACGACGCGCGGCAAGTGGAAGAAATGTTCTTGCGCACGCTCAAGGTGCCGGACAACATCCTGCAACCCAAGCCCGGCGAAGACGACATGGACCCGGTGTCCGAGAATGTCGCGGCTGCCATGGGCCGCCCCGTCTACGTGCTGCCGCGACAAGACCACCTCGCGCACTTGAAGTTGCACATGGCTTTTTTAGACAGTCCTGTGTTCGGCAAGAACCCGGCCATCGTCAAGACTTACCTCTACCCCATCGCGACGCACTTGCGAGACCACTTGTTGACTTACTACCTGACCGAAGCGCACAGCGCCGTGCAAAAAGCCGACACAGGCGACGCAAAAGAGGAAGCGCAAATCGTTGCCAATGTGCAACGATTGATCGAGCAAGAACTTGGCAACTTCAGCCAGATGCTCGCGCAAATCGATCAGGCCGCGCAGCAGTTCAAGCCGCAACCCCCGATGCCGCCCGACAACAGCATGCAGATTGCGCAGATGACCTTGGCGCAGCGACAACAATCCGAACAAGCCAAGTTGCAACTGTCGCAGCAAAAGATGGGCATGGATCAGCAACTGGCCGCTCAGCGCGCAGAGCTCGACAAGCTCAAGTTGCAGCTGCAGGAAAAAGCGCAGCAAGTGAGCATGATGGAAAGCCAGTTTGCCGAGCAGTCAGAGGATCGCAGGTTGGCCGCAGAGCTCGCGTCTCGTGAGCGTATAAATTACCAAGACAATCAAACCGCGCTCAACATAGCGTCTGCAGAGATCGCTACCGGCGAACGAGTGGGTGTGTCTACTGGGGGCGGCATCAATCCCGGTTGATCATGAACCACTTTTGCATTTATTTTCAAACCACTCAGGAGCATCTTATGGCAACTGTACCAATCGCCAATTCACCCCTCGTCCCTCAGCGCAAGCGCATGGCCGCTGGCGGCAAGCCCGTCCCGGCTCCGTCCAAAACCCCCAAGACGCCTTGCTGAGTGAACGAGGAAGCATTCATCGGGCGCATCAAGGCTGAACAAGCCAAGTACGCCCTCGACAGCTTGAAGAACCCCGGCAACAAGACCGAATTCGACTTCGGTGTGCGCGCGGGGTACGTGGCAGGCTTGGAGCGTGCAGTGAACGCGCTGTTAGAAATTTTGAGCGAGGAGCGTCGCGAAGACGATCCGCTGTAAAAGAAGTTTGCTCGCGTTGTGTGAGCAGAGCATTGCTGAAAGGAGCATGTGGTTATGAGTGAATTAGATATGGCTTTTCCGGCAGCAGACCCTGGCATCACGCCTTTGGGTTCGCGTGTGTTGGTGCAAATCCGCACCCCCGAGACCAAGACACGAGGCGGCATTATTCTCACTGAGGGCGACAAAGATACCCAAATGTGGAATACTCAAATCGCAAAAGTCATCTCTGTCGGCCCGTTGGCTTTCCACAATCGCAACACGGCAGAGCTGTGGCCCGAAGGCGCATGGTGCAAACCGGGCGACTACGTCCGCGCGCCTCGCTACGGCGGCGACCGTTGGACATCGCCTGCGGCAGATGGTGCAAAAGCTTACTACGTCCTGCTCAACGACCTGGACGTCTTGGGCCTCGTCACCAGCGACCCCTTGGCAATCAAAGCCTTTTTCTAAGGAGCACTCCCTATGGCCACAAAAGACAGCGTTATGGTTGAGGTTGATGACGACCTGCCAGAGAAAAAGGAACCCGACGAAATTGTAATCGTCGAAGACAAGCCCGACACGGGCGACAGGACGCAAAAAGTCGAGCCTGAAACTGCAGAAGAACAGCGCGAAACGGCAAACGCCCGCACCGAAGAGGAGCGCGAAGCAATCCGCGAGCGACGCAGGCAGGAAAAGCTTGACCGCAAGCAGCGCAAAGAAGTCGCCATCAGCCGCGACAAGTTGGAGATGGACTTCTTGCGCAAGCGCAACGAAGACTTGGAGCGCCGGTTGGATGGTGTGGAGACGCACACGTTCAGAACGCAGTTGCAGGACGTGGACCGCCAGATCAAGCACCACTCCGACGAGGTGCGCATGGCGGATCAGGTCATCGCCAAGGCCATCGCCGCTGGAAACGGTGAAGATGTCGTGAAGGCGATGAAGTACCGGGACGAAGCCCTCGCCCGTGTCAACCAACTCAGCTACACTCGGCAAAATGCCGTGCCTCCGCAAAAGCCCAACCCCGGCTTGGACGACCGAGTTGCGCTGCATGCCAAGGAATTCTTGGAAGAAAACAAGTGGTACGACATTCACGGTCGAGACGAGGACTCAGCGATTGTGCTGGCGATTGACTCGGCCTTGATCAAGGACGGGTATGACCCCAAGAGCGAAGACTATTGGACCGAGTTGCGCAAGCGCGCGGCCCGTCGGTTGCCTGAGAAGTTCTCCGCCCGTGAAGAACCAGAGCCAACGCGCGAAGAGCGCCGTCCACGCGGCGGCCCCAACGTCGGTTCTGGTCGTGAGCACGCACCGACAAGCACCCGGCGCGAGATCTACATCAGTCCGGAGCGCAAACAAGCGCTCGTCGACGCAGGTGTGTGGGACGATCCTGTGCTAAGGCAAAGGTACGTCAAGCGCTACGCAGAATACGACCGCACAAACCGTGCATAAAGCCCATAATTTTGCGTTTCTGCAAAGTCAAGTTATAATTCCACTCAATTGCTGAAAGGAGCAATACAAAATGTCCGATGAACGTCTAAAAAAGACCGCTGATTCTCGTGAGAGCCGCTCAGTCGCTGATCGCCCAGCGACGCAAAACCGTGCCGTCTCCGATGCAGAGCGAGTTGAAATGTTCCGGCAGCAGTTCTTTCAATCTGCTCTACCTGATTTGCCAAAAATACCCGGCTGGCATGCGTGCTGGCTGACGACCACGAATCCCCGAGATTCAATCCAGACGCGTTTGCGCCTGGGATACGAACCCATCAAGCCGGAAGACGTTCCCGGCTGGGAGTATGCGACCTTGAAAACAGGCGAATACGCGGGTTTTATCGGGGTGAACGAGATGCTGGCGTTTAAGTTGCCGATGAGCCTGTATGAAGCCTTTATGCGGGAAGCCCACCACGACGCGCCGTTGCGCGAAGAGGAAAAGCTCACCGATACGGCGGAATACTTGGAGCAACAAGCACGCGCGTCTGGATCGAATCTCTTGAAGGGTGATGGCAACGCAGAGTTAGGGCAAAAGCGGTCGGCTCAGTTTGAGTTGGCTTGATCTTTTTCCTCAATTTTAGGAGCCATTTATGTCAGCAACGAACGCACCGTTCGGCTTTCGTCCGGCTTACAACCCGTCCGGACAAGTCCGGGCACGTAAGTACACGATTGCTTCAGGTTACAACACCAACATCTTCTCTGGCGGCACGGTTGCCTTAGAAGGCACTGGCGGCACCATTGTCGCTGGTGGCACTACGGGCGACCTTTTGGGCGTCTTCCAAGGCTGCGAATACACGGACGCTTCGGGCAAACCGACCGTCAGTGCTTTTTGGCCTGCCAACACTGTCGCCACCAACATCACCGCGTGGGTCTCTGACGATTACACGACCATCTACGAGGTGCAAGCCGTCGGGTCTGTGACTCAGGCGAACATCGGCGAAGAAGCCAACACCACCGCCGCATCTGGCTCGACCGCCACCGGGCTGAGCACCACCACACTGGCTGCGCCCAACGGCACGACCCAGTCTCAGTGGCGCATCATTGGCTTCGGCACACAAGTGGACAATTTGCCGGGTGATGCGTTCACCATTGTGCAAGTTTCCTTGGCTCAATCACAGATTGCCTTCGGCAACAAGGTAGGAGTGTAATATGTCAAATCCGATGAGATCGACGGATTTCAGATCCGTTGTTGAACCAATTCTGAACGAAGTGTTTGACGGTGTTTACAACCAGCGTGCAGACGAATGGAAAGGGGTTTTCGATGAGCGCAAGGGCATTGCCCGCACGTATCACGAAGAGCCTGTGTTGTTCGGCTTCGGCGCAGCACCGGAGTTGCCTGACGGCTTTCCGGTCACGTACCAATCTGGCGGCGTCTTGTACAACAAGCGCTACGTCTACAAGGTGTATGGCTTGGCCTTTGCGCTGACCAAGGTCTTGGTAGAAGACGGGGACCACATCCGTATTGGTCAGACCTACGCCAAGCACCTGGCCCAGTCGTTGATCGAGACCAAAGAAACTCTCTGCGCCAACATCATCAACCGCGCCTTCAACGGTGCGTTTGTGGGCGGCGACGGGGTGGCCTTGGCCGCGAACAACCATCCGCTCGTCAGCGGCACATTCAGCAACGTCCTCGCGACCGCTGCTGCATTGTCTCAGACCTCGCTGGAACAACTGCTCATCCAAGTGCGCAATGCAGTCGACAACAACGGCAAGCGCATCCGCCTCACACCGAAGAAGATCGTCACCGGTCCATCCAACGTGTTCCAGGCAGAAGTGCTGCTCAAGTCGGTGCTGCGGGCTGGTTCGTCCGACAACGACATCAACCCCATTCATTCCATGGGGCTGTTGAGCGAAGGACAAGCCAACCTCAGCCGTATCACCTCCACCACGCTGTGGGGCGTCAAGACCGACGCGCCTGAAGGCTTGAAGTTGATGATGCGTCGGGCGCTGGACAAGTCCATGGAAGGCGACTTCGAAACCGACTCCATGCGCTACAAAGCCACTGAGCGTTACGACGTGAGCTGGACTGACCCGCGCGCATTCTACGGCACCGCAGGCGTCTAAGAGTGCTCCCGTGAACACCCCTCCCGAGGGGTGTTTGCAGGGCACTTTTAAAACCCACAGGTGCGTCTGACAGCCTTGCCCGGCTGACGACATGCAGACAGACGCGCCAACACTTGCATGTAAGGAACTATCATGGGATTTTCTACTTATTCTGGCCCGTTGCGCGTTGGCACAGTGCCTGCCACCACAGGCACAACCGCAGGCACGCTGCGCAACACAGGCGTGTTGCAGCTGGTGCAAACCTTCACGCTCGGCTTTGCCTCGATCAACGCAGGCTTAACCGGTCGCGCGTTTGTGCTGCCCGCAGGCTCTATTTTGCACTCGCTCACGTTCTTCACGACAGCAACATTCAGCGGTGCCACCACAATCAAGCTCACCATCGGAGCCACCGACATCACCGGCGTCACCACAGTCACCGGCCCCGCAAACCCCACAGCCATGACTGGTGCCACTGCATCCAACGCAGTCACTGCTTTGTGGAACAATGTGGGCGCAACAGACGCATTGATTAATTACACCGCCACCGGCTCGGGATTGTCCACCGGCTCTGTGACGATTGTTTGTGTTTACGCCCAGCGCGCACCAGACGGTTCGTCCGCTCCTCAGTAATCCCAAGGGGCTGCGGCCCCATATTTGAACAGGAGATTTGAATGAGCGCAACGCCTGAGTATTATTTCAATCACGGCCAAAAATTGGTGGCCACGGACAACGGCGACGGGACCAAAGTCCCTCACACAGTTGCAGAGAACGTCACCAACAAGTTTCGTGAGGCGTTTGAAGTTTATGACCCTGTGAACGGCAGCAGCTGGACAGAAACAAAAGCGCCGGGAGACTTGGTTTATGTGGACGGCAACGCGGCTGCCGCTTCGTATCTCGTGATCAGCAAAGACCCCTTGACAGCGGGAACCGAGACGATTGTTGAGCTTCGTCCGAGCGATTATTTTCACATGCCCACGGAAATTGCGTTCGGTGCCCACATGTCGCAACGCACACTTGGGCAAGAGTTTGCCATAGAAGCGGTAGACACCGGGACTCCGTTGCCGGATGTGCCTGAGTTGGAAATTTCGGCAATCTCGCAGACCACCAGTACGCTGACCATCGACACTGTTTTGCCACACGGTCTGAGCATTGGCAAGTCGATTGGGGTCAAAGACTGCGCTAACGAGCTTGCAAACTACCCAGCGTTGGTGGTTGCCTCTATTCCGACGCCAACGCAAATTACCTGCACTGCTGGACCGGGCGGCACCCTCCCATCGCAAACAATCACCAACCCCGTTGGGGCCAAAGGCTTTGTTTACTTCCGTGAACGGTTCGGGCGCGCTCGCAACGGCGTGTCGCAGATTTTCGAAAACGGCACAGCCACCAATGCCTCGCTGTATGTTCGGTCGGAGTCTGGTGATGCCCTGCCCAGCGGCACGGTCGCTGGCAACCATGCCATGACAGTCAGCACAACCGCATCCACGCAACTCGTCAACAGCGCGTACACTTACGCCTTCGTCCCTGCCAGTGAATACAGGTTGTTGTTGCAGTCTGACCGAATTCAATGGGCAGACAGCCCGGTAGATTCGCTAGCGCAAACAACTGCACGGAGCACTCGCACGCAGGTGTGTCCTGACCCTGCAGAGATGTACAAGCTGCGAATCCGGTCGACCAACAACAAGTCGCTGACGGTGCCAGTGGCGCAGATTGTGACCGCCACAAAGACCGGAACAACCACGGCGAACATCGTCACAGACCGGCCCCACGGCTTGATTATTGGCGACCTTGTCGTGCAATATGGCACGCGCGCCCAAGGAGCCACGGAGTTCCCAAATTTGCTGGTGGCGACCGTTGTTGCTTCAATCGTCAGCCCTACCGAATACACCATTGTTCAAGGTGCGGCTGGAACGATTACGAGCTACGGAGGCTACGTCGCCAAGGTGCAAGGCGGTAACTTAATGTCGGCGCTCGGAGCCAATGCGGTCGTTGCTCAAAATGCAACGCTGACCACACTGGTGGACGGCACTCGCCAGTTGGTGCTCACAGGCAATACCAACTGGGCAGGATTGGTCATTGGTGACTTGGCAAACCTCGTCGGTGTGCGTGCGAACTTGACCGGCGTGAGCTTGGGCGTGGACGGGCCTTGGAAAGTTGCAAACTTCGCAACCACGGTGCTGACGCTCGTCTTGCCCTTCAATGGACAGCGCACCTTGCCAGCAGACTTTGCCGTGACGGACTGCGGCGGCGGCGTCATCAAGCGCACCGATTTGCGCATGAGTTTTGTGCGGATATTTGACTATGAGCGGTTGCGCGTCGAAGCATTGGCCCGGTCTACAGGAGACACAGCGTCCGCGATGCCGGTGGTGTTGCAAGGCGGCACGACTGCAGCCTCTCAGTCCGGCACTTGGAACATTGGAGCCATCACTACGCAAGGCACGCCAGCGGCCCCTGCCACGCCGTACTTCGTCAACAGCTTGGCAACGACGAATATTGCGCTGATTTTGACAGGCACTAGCGGGGTGAGCAGCTTCTATGCAACCAACATTGGAGCTACCGCCGCCTTTGTGAAGCTTTACAACAAAGCCACAGCCCCAGTGTTGGCAACAGATGTCCCAGAGATGGTTATCTGCGTCCCTGCTGCTGTTGCTGGCGTGCCAGGTGTTGCTGAACTGACGGCAGGCTTTCAGTCCTACCGCTTCGCCTTGGGCTTGGGAATCGCAATTACTGGCGCTGTAGCGGACACCGATACAACCGCCGTAGCTGCTGGTCAAGTCAAAGTCAAACTGTCAAGAACTGTTTAAAGGGGGAACTATGATTACTCAAGAAATTATCCGGTTGCTCAACAACCTCTTGTCGTATCAACGACAGCAACGCGTCCAAGCAGAGCAGCGCGGCGATGTCGCCGCAATTAACCTCATCGACGCACAAATCGCAGAAGCTGAAAGCGCACTCGTCAAGTTACAAAGTGCGCAAGCTTAATTTTGCAAAAAGTGGGTTTTAAGCTATAATTCGAGGGCAAGGCACAGGCTGAAACAGCCCGTCACCCGTCAACAAAACGGAGTACTTAGTGGCTGTTTCAGGAACAATTAGCGCGACTGCGTTCAACACAAACCGTGTCGTGGATCAGGCATTCCGCCGTCTGCGGCTCAGCGCTCAAGCAATCACGCCTGAGATGCAGGAGTACGCAAAAGACGCACTGTATTTGTTCCTCTCGCAACTCGCCAACGACAAAGCCCCGTCGTGGTGCATCGAAAAGCAACTCTATCCCTTTTACACAGGGCAACCCCTCGTCACACTGGATGTCGGCACGGTAGACGTGCTCAACGCCAATTTGCGCGTCACGCAAGAAGCAATTGGTGTCGTGACCGACACCCCGACCAGCTATTCAGTCAACTTCACCGGGCAAATCAGCGCCTCTCCGCAAGTCAGCACGGTGGGCATAAAATGGTCAGGTGCATCTGTTCCTGTCACCTTCGAAACATCTCCTGACGGCGCAACATGGACGCAGGTGGGCGCATCGTCGGTTGCTGCGGTTGCCGGGCAATGGACGTGGGTTGACATCCTTCCTGCCCGTTTTGCCGCTTATTTCCGGGTTTTGTCGGTCGCTCCACGGTTGTCTTCGCGGGTCTATCTCGGCACACTGCCGCAAGAAATACCCATGGGCATTTTGAACCGAGACGACTACGTTGCACAGAGCAACAAGGTTTTTCAAGGCAGACCTCTGTCGATGTGGTTCCAGCGCAACCAGCTCAACCCGGTCATCAATGTCTGGCCTGCGCCCAACGATGCAGCAGAATTCATGCAGTTGGTTGTTTGGAGGCACCGGCACATCATGGATGTGGGCACCTTGACGCAAGACATTGAAGTCCCTCAGCGCTGGATGGAAGCAATTATCAGTGGCTTGGCCGCTGCGCTGTTGTACCAAACACCCTCTGCAGACATGGCGCTGATGCAGCCACTGGAAGCCAAGGCCGCCTTTGCTTTGCAAAACGCTCGCTCAGGCGACAACGACGGCTCGCCCATGCGCGTTCAACCCACGATCTCGGTGTACACGGCATGAGCCTCTACCTCGACACCTCCGGAGAGAGCACCTACGGCATTGGGCTTTGTGGCCGGTGCTCGAAGAAGTTTCCTCTCAGCAAATTGCTCTTGGACCCGAACAACAACGGGTTGCGCGTTTGCAAAGACGACCTAGACGACTTCGACCCGTATCGACTCGCGGCACGCGGCACAGAAAGTGCGTTGTTGCCTTTTGTGAGACCTGATGGGCCTTTAATCCCATGATCGAAAAACTTATCTCCCGCTCCTTCAAGACCCGCAACGGTGCGCACCTGTCGCACTGGACGACAAAGTCTTTTTCTCAACACTCCGCACTGGGCGAGTTTTATGAAGGCTTAACGGAAACACTAGACAAGTACGTTGAAGCGCACCAAGGCGCTTTTGGGTTGGTCGGCGATGTGCCCGGCGAAACAATCAAGGACATCACCCAACAGCTCAAGGGCGATGTGGTTTGGTTGGAAGACAACCGAGACAAGCTGTGCTGCGACATCGCCGCCTTGGGGAACATTGTGGACGAGTTGAGCGCTTTGTATTTGAAGACGCTTTACAAACTAGAAAATCTGAGGTAACACACCATGCCACAACCCGGTTACGTGCCGATACAATTGTACCGTTCCGCGACTGCGAGTGCTGTCCCGACGAACACGAACTTGGCAGACGGCGAACTCGCAATCAACACTGCAGACGGCGTCTTGTTTTACGAAGACTCGTCCGGAGTCGTGCAGCGCATCGGCATTATAAATCCAGTAGGCAGAAACGGTGCTGCGGTGTGGATCACCTCGGTGGCTGGAACGAACACCATCACAGGCTCCTTAACTCCAGCGCTCACGGCCTACGGCGCAGGGCAATCGTACCGCTTTGTTGCAGCTGCGACCAATACCGGTGCCGTCACCATCAACATCAACGGTCTCGGCGCACGCGCCATCACCAAGAACGGGACGACACCGCTGATTGCAGGGGACATCCCTGTCGGCGCGACGATGAACATCATTGACGACGGCACACGATTCCAGCTCAGCGGCAACACACAACTGTCCACTCCTGGCCCCATCGGCAACACGACCCCCAACTCCGGTGCGTTCACGACACTGAGCGCCACGAGCGATGCGACTATTAACACCGTCCCCGTAGGTTTGGGCGCTGGTAATGTGCCGTTTAACGTGCGGATGGGTCAAGGTGCTTTAGTCAACAACACTGGCGCAGGTGTTGGCAATGTAGCTTTTGGTGGGGGCGCTTTGTCTAACAACACGTCTGGACAATTCAACTCTGGCGGCGGCGTGAATGTGTTGCAGGCAAATTCAACAGGCAGCAACAATACCGGCTTTGGGCATCAGGCTTTAATAGCTGCGACTGGCGGTAAAAACAGCGCTTTCGGCTCAGGCTCTGGCAGCGCAATAACCACAGGAACCGGCCATTCAATCCTCGGCTCATTCACCGGCAACCAAGGCGGCTACGACATCAGAACCTCTAGCAACAATGTTGTCCTGAGTGATGGTGATGGGAATGTGAAGCTGATTGCGGATGCATCCGGTAATGTGGGGATTGGCGGGACGCCTGCCTATAAGTTGGATGTTCGCGGCGGGGTTCTGGCAGTTGGCAACGGGACGATTTTCGGAGGCATCAGTTATTCCACAAGACCGGAAATAGGCTCTATCTCAAATCATCCTGT